AAATTATTATCTGTTAATCCTGCCGGTTCTGGTGGAGTTGGTAAAATGTCAAACTCATATCACTTCTCGTGTAATTGTTCAATGGGTTCTACTGGTTCTACTGGTTCTGCTCCATCCAATGATACACCTAATCTTGGAAATGCTCCTACATCAGTAGTTCATTTAAAGTTTAATGTGGTGTCCCCTGGTTGGGGGGAATTACAATGATGACTTCGGATTTTCACCGAGTTCAATTGATGGAAATATCTATAACAACTATAATAACATTACTAAATATCAAACACAAACAATGTGGCCAAGACTAAGTGTTAAAAGCGACAGTATGATATTATTTACAGCAGAAACAGAAACAGCTAGTTCAATTGCATTTTACGGTTACTCAAATTATACTGAGACACTCCTTGCTCCCCCCCAACAGTTGACAACTACATCGACCAATTATAACATCACCATAACCAATAATACTGGTTCACCTTATGATTACATATATTTTGAATTAGGAATGTATGTCAATGGTACTTTTACAGTAGAAACAGGCTTATCAGCATTCGTGAATGATGTCAGAATAAGTCCCCCCTAATTATCTTAGAATATATTATCTAATAAACATATCAAATAAATAAATATTAATATAAATACATTAAGTATTAATATTTATAATGGATTTCATTATAAATATTAATATAAATACATTAAGTATTAATATTTATAATGGATTTCATTGAAATAAAAGAACAGGAATCAATCGAAACAATCGAAACAAATACGAATGAAACAATTCACAGCAAAGATCCGTTCGTATCTACTATTGATAATTTAATAACAGATGATGAATGTAGTCATATGATAAATATATCAAAGGATTTAATGAAGTCTAGTTTGGTAAGTGATGGAAAAAAAGGTATAGTATCTCAAGGCAGAACGAGTTCTAATGCGTGGATACAACATAATCATGACGAAATAACAAAATCAATTGGAGAAAAAATAGCAAGGCTTGTTGGAATGCCACTCGAGAATGCCGAAGCTTATCAAGTAATACATTATGACGAAAATGCTCAATATCGCCAACATTTTGATAGTTGGGATCATAATGGTTCTGAAAAAACACTAAGATGTATGAAATATGGTGGGGCGAGATTGAAAACAGCATTAGTATATTTAAATGATGTCGAAGAAGGTGGTTCTACACGATTGAATAAATTAAATATAGATGTTTTGCCAAAAAAAGGGAAATTATTGATATTTGAAAATACATATAATGGTACAAATGTTAAACATCCATTGTCCGAACATGCTGGTATGCCTGTTATAAAAGGAGAGAAATATGCATTTAATCTATGGTTCAAAGAATGTCATTCAAAAAAATTATATTCCGAATTTAATCCAGATTACTATACAAATATTGAAAGCAAACCTAACTCAATCGAAAATATACCACCATTACCTGATACACAGATAGAACAAAATATTTTATATAAATATACGGGTCTAGATAAATTAGAGGGTTTTACAAAGAAAACGAATAAAAAGGGTATTTATTCTCAAGAATCGTATATTTCACAAGATGAAAGTGATAAAATAATTAGTTTATGTGATTTTACAAAATCAAATGGAAAATATTCAAATTGTTGGATTAATAAAAAAGTAATACCAGAATTGATTAGTAGAATTGCGGATACTATACAAATAAAACCCACATTTTTTGAAAATGGTAATGTTTACAAGTATTCTTCAAATCAATCACATGGACCTTTTATGGATGCGTATAATCTTTCATCGGAAAATGGGAAAAAATATACAGAAAAACTAGGACAACGAATATATACAATTTCAATTCCTTTGAATAATACACTTCAATTCAATGTGGAAAACCTAAAGGAGAATCTCTATTATAATCCAATGGAAATCATTATTTCCGATAATATTTTAAAGAATAGTTTAAATACTCGTGATGACGAGTTGAATCGTACAATTACCAACGCTAATACATCTGAGTCTTATATATTAAATATTTATGTAAGAGAGAAAGATATAAATGGAAATAAATTGGAATCACATCTTGTAGAAAATGTCAAGTCAATTGATACGGTTGTATCAAGTACACTAACAGAAACATCTGTAGAAGATTATAAAGATACATTTGAACAGGTTCTACGCAAATTTGAAAACAATGAGATTACTACATCATGGCAAGGATTGAATAGTTTTAGATATGGATTTAAAGGAGATTTTGAATATTTTAACAAATGTGTGCAACAATTTATAGCTATTAGAAAGACTACAAATAAGGAAATAGAATCTATTAATATTAATACAGGTGAAGTGATCGATGTTAAGACAGAAGCAGAAGCTATAGAGACGACATTAAATCCTGATAATTTAAATAAAACATATTCATTTGATGAGTATAATCCAGTTATAGTTGAAAATGTATTAAACAATGATACTATGATTATGTTAAAAGAGTATTATAAAACTACAATTAAAAATGGTGTTTTCGTGTTAGGTGACAAACAATCAAATAGGTATAAGTCACATAATGAACCAATGTCTAGAATATTGCATTATGAAATACAACCATTGATAGAAAAAATATTAGGAAAACCAGTAATACCAACATATACATATTTGTCTGCTTATGTAGAAGGGGCTGATTTACCACCTCATACAGATCGTGCTCATTGTGAATATACCGTTTCGTTTCTAATTAATAAGCCAGATAATCTTACCTGGCCAATTTATCTTCATAAGATAAAGCAACCTATTAAACATAAAGGTCGGTCAGTTGTTACACCTTCGAAAGATGAATGTATTGCGGTTGATTGTAATACTGGAGGTCTTATGATGTTCCAAGGAATAGATCATATTCATTTCAGAGAACAATTACCAGGAGAATATTATCATATTGTATTGCTTCATTATATATCAGCATAATAGAAAAAATAATAAAAAATAATAAAAATTAATAAAATTAATATAATATAAAGCAGTAATATTATATTAATTATATGACAGAATCTATTTTTTTGTACGATAATATTGGTTCAGACGAATTTATTAATAAGGTGTTAGAATATTCTAATACAGAAAGTTTTCATGACGGACAAGTAGGCAATCATGTGGATGTTAAGCAAAAAAAAAGGAAGGATTTATTTGTAAAGAATCCACATATGCTTCGTTATATTGATAATACTATATTTGATAGTGTATATGACAACATTAAAACAAATTTCGGAGATATTAAATATAGAGAACAATGGAAAATAGGGAAATATTATGGAGATGAAGAAGGGTTCTATAATGCTCATAGAGATACAACAGGTAATACAGCATATAGAAAAATGTCGATGGTATATAGTTTAACGGATCCTTCAGAGTATGAAGGAGGTACATTAGTATTTGATGAACTAGATAAAAAATTTAAATTAGAAAAAGGTCAATTAATATTATTTGATTCGTCGTTGCTTCATAGAGTTACCAAAGTGACATCCGGAATCCGAACAGTTTTAGTAGGGTTTATGTTTGATAATGAAGGGTGTCAAATTAAAAAGGCAATAACACCACGAGTTGATTTTACCAATTATATAAGTAAATATATCCCACTATTAGATAATATAACATTAAATTATGATGATAATGTAGATGACAATAGTAGAATATCAGATATTAGTTTAAATACTATAAAACAAACAGTATTTGGTGATATTGATTATTCTGATAAACATAAAGGTCATCCGTGGAAGATTACAGATGATTATTATATGGAAGACAATGATTCGGATACATTATTAGTGTTATTTGCAGGAATGGGGTGGAAAGAAGGTATGCCTACATTTATATTTCATAATTTTTTGAAGGAAAATAAAAATGTAGATAAATTGTTCTTGAGAGATACAGGACCAAAGAACTCCCAACAATTATGTTGTCGTTATTATATGTTAGGTTTTAGACACAATACAAATAATTTACAAGAATCAATAGATTTTGTATCATCGTTAATTAATAGAGAGAAATATAAGAAAGTATATGGTATTGGAGTATCAGCTGGAGGATTTGCATCAATATTGTTTGGACATTTGTTAAAATTTGATAAAGTCATAGCATTTTCACCACAAGTAGTATTAAATAAAAAAAAGGAAGAGATGCTCGGAGATAAATGTAATGCTCCAAAAACGTGTCAATGGCTGACTAATAAAAATAAAGAAGACGAATTTTATCAAAATTGTTTAGATTTAAAAAACTTTTCACCATTTGATACAAAAATAGATATACATTATGCAAAATTGGGAAGTAACGGAGTGGATAAAAAACATGCATTATATTTAGAAAGCAATAATTGTAAAATAATAGAACACGATAGTAGTACTCATATGTTAGCATTGGAATTAAGAGATAATGGCAAACTAAAAGAAATAATAGATAAGTTAATCGGTGAAGCTATTGTCGGTGAAGCTATTGTCGGTGAAGCTATTGTCGGTGAAGCTATTGTAGATATAACTCTCTAAGTAAAAATTATATAAATATTTTCACTACTGTATAATATAATGGAAAGTTCTAATTATATTAATAAAGCATCTACCTACAATACTGGCTATACCGGTGATATGTTATCTCTATTATTTTCAAATGAGATATATTTAGTATCACGAATAGGTTCAGTCGAATTTAATGCGTGTCGAGGAGACCATTTAATAAATTTTCCTAGTGATAAAATTTTGCCTACAAAAAATAGTATAGACCAGTATGCAAGAAAGAATGCCGGATTTTATTTTGTAAACTCAACTATTGTAGATGGTAAACCATTAAACCAAAGGGAAATTTTTTATGTTTTTCAAAACAAGTATTTAAATTGTATGTTTCAAAGTAATTATATATTATTGTATTCATTTCATATTAATGATTTTAAAAAACAATATAACAATGTTATAGACAAATTTAATATAGAACAATTTTACGAAGATATTGGGATCTACTTATTATTACTAGAATATTATACAACTGTTTTAAAAAAGAAGGTTTTATTTGTTTCTAATTTTACAAATACAATGAAATCTCAATTAAATAAATTTAAATTATTGTTTCCGGAATACAACATTAATACAGATATGTTTGTATTTTATACATCATATCAAACAATAGAAGGCAATACACCCCATGAAAACTGGTATGAAACATATAATATTATGGAAAATGATATATCAAAATTAGAATTTGATTATGTTATTATGGGATGTGGTTGTTATGGGCTACCTTTATGTAATTATACCCATAAAAATATGAATAAACCCAGTCTGTATATTGGTGCTACAATACAATTGTTATTTGGTATTGGTGGAAACAGATGGCTCAAACATCTACACAACCCCAAGAATTGGTTTACTAAATATCACAATGAACATTGGGTTAGACCAGATATTAGTGAAATACCGTTAAATCATAAACAAGTAGAAGACAGTTGTTATTGGTGAAAATATAAAATATCTTATATATATTATAATTATGTATATTAGTTTAATAAATGGGGCACATCATGAAAAAATTGTTGTAGAATATTTGATAAAAAATATTTTTCCAGAAGTAAATATTTCTCATATTTCTCATATGTCTCATATTTCTACATTATACGTTCCTAACAAATTAAATTTATGTTTTTCAGCAAATTTGGATACAAAATGTATATTAGGAAAAACCCATAAAAATAGGGATGTACATTTTACGTTGGATGAAACTATATTAATTCCTTGCGTTTTTTGGACAGGTGAACCATTTAATGTATATGTAAATAGCATTACAAATAATCATAAATATATTGTTATATCTTCATTAACAACCGATGGAAGCACTATTAGAATGCCTTTTGCTAGTTTTGCTTATATTCTACTTTATGAATATAACTATATTAATAAATATAGAGCATTTTCATGTTGTTCCAAAAAAACATATTTGTTAGCTCACTGTTCTACGCGCAAAACCAAGGAAAGGACATCATTCATGAATACACTATTAAACAAGGTAGATGATGTAACACAAGTTATGTGTTTAGGTAAGGATAATGAATATAAATGTTCAAATAAACTAATAACTATAGCTTCAGGATTAAAATATGTACGTTTAATAGATGAATATTCTAAGTTCAAATTTGTTCTAGCTATAGAAAATTGTGAAAAAAAGGGATATTTAACAGAAAAAATAATAAATGCATTTTCAGCAGGTTCTATACCAATATATTGGGGGGATCATGTATATGCTAAAAAACTATTTAATCCCAAATCATTTATTTGTATACGAGATTTTGATTCATATGATTCATGTATTGAATATATTTTAAACATGACTGAAGAACAAATAAATAATATGTTACAAGAATCAATGTTCTTAGATAATATTATTTCTCCTGAATTTGATATTACAAATTTCGAAGAAGGTAGTTTTTACGGCGAATTAAAAAAAAAAATTCGTGGACTTGTGTTATAGACGTATTTAATTTGTCTACCGATTACACCCTTTTACATTTCAAATGTCGATTTTTTACGAATCATAAAATAACTGAATTATATCAATTGTTTTGTTTGTTTTATTTTCTGGACTTATCCAGTATTTGATATGCTCTTCTAATACATTCAACCTTTGGTTCCATTCATCCTTTTTTGATTTATTTACAACACATATTCCTTTCTCGTTTAGACCCCAGCACGAAGTTATGGATATTCCATTTTTTTCGTATTTATCTGGATTAAACCGGATAAATATTATAGGTCTATGTCCCAAATCTTGAGATAATTCCATTAACCGTTTATTTTCACAACTACAATCATAGTTGTCGTGTTTATTTTCATCTACTTCTATAATTACAATTTGGTAAGACAAATCTAATAACAAATCTGGTCTTCTCTTGGAACAACCTCCATTCACTATTTTATCTGCTATCCAATTCAAACTTGGATACTTTGTGTTTATATATTCAACCACCGCATATTCTTTTGTTTTATAGTTTCGTGCTACTGGTTTATCGGGAAACAAGTTGATAAAACAGAATAAACAATATCCGTCGTATTTTTCTTTAACACGTGTTGAACACCAATCGCTTTTACAATTTTTGTGTTTCACATCGACCATTCCTTCCAATTTATGGACAGAACAATATATCGCTTTTGTATCACCTTCTACATTATAATTTGGTATAGTCTTACACCCTTCATGGATACAAGTTTTGCTTTTCACATTGACCATTCCTTCCAATTTATGGACAGAACAATATATCGCTTTTGTTTCACCTTCTACATTATAAATTGGTCGTGTCTTACACCCTTCGTGGATACACTTTTTGTTTTTCACATCGACCATTCCTTCCAATTTATGGACAGAACAATATATCGCTTTTGTATCACCTTCTACATTATAATTTGGTCGTGTCTTACACCCTTCGTGGATACACATTTATCTATTATGTTATATAGTAATTTATCTATTATGTTATAGCAATAGACAAATATTTAAATCAATTTTATATATCAAAATTGGCGTTTTACACAATTGAAGATTTAAAATTGGATAAAATTGAAACAATTATTACTTTTTACTCTATACCATATACACAAAATATGGATTGTAATTCTTCAAACGATTATATATTTCAAGAGGCAGTCGATCATTGTCGCCATAAAACTAAATTACAAAATGTTTTACAAGATATTAAAATGGAACATTATGAAAATAAAAATTTTGAAGAAATAATCTGTATGATTTATGATATATGTAAAAACATAAATCAAATCGGACATTTAATGGTTTATGATATTTCATTAGCATTATGTAGACATTTTGGAATAATCATAGATAATGTATATATAATTGGAAGTGGTCCAAAGAAAGCTATTAAATTATTAAATATTACATCAAACCTACATAAAATAAATAAGAATATTACATTACATTATGTTACGATTGATGAACTAATAGATGCTTTTGATACTAGTATATATGAATTAAATGAACCAATGAGAAATAATAGAAATGGTGATGAGTGGGAAACTTTTATATGTAATTGGCAAAAAAAAACTATAAACGTATCATTTTAAATCTTCAAGGGTGTAAATCTTCAAGGGTGTAAAGTTAATTTTGCGTTAAATAAAACTAATAATATAATAATATAATAATATAATAATATAATAATATAATGGTTTATTTTCAAGTATGTGAAAAAGAAAAAAAAAATATCAATTATTTTAGGAGGAGGCTTTTTTTCATGGTGTAGTGTGAAATTGGATAACATAATATATTATTTTAACAAATATAAAGAATTACCTCAAATAATTGACGGTAGTTTATGTTTTCCACAATATAAAAAGAGTGAACATAAAAATATAGATATAACTAATCATTTTTTTTCTGAACCGCATGATGGTTTCAATTATGATTATGACACAACTCCAGCGTTTCATTATAATCATCAATATACTCCATATGTAGGTTTTGATTTTGAATCTTATTTACCTTTTATAAATCGTTATTTTCAACCAAGTGAACAAATATCAGATTTAATTGTGGAACTAGAATCTAAATATCAAATAGAATATAACAACACTGTATGTTTGTATTATAGAAATACAGATAAGAAATGCGAGACACCAATCGCACCTCATGTAGAATTTATAAATAAAACAAAGGATATTTTGACAAATAATGTAAATATGAAAATTATTTGTATGACAGATGATATTCATTTCGAAAAACTAGCTCTTGAAACGTTCAAAGACAATATTATAATAATTAATGAAGTATCTAAAAGTATGAATAATTGTGATAAACGCGAATTAAAGGGGCGAAATTAAGACCATGGACTTTATATGCTGGCGTCTGTATATATATTAAGTAAATGTCATAGTATTATTTGTGGTTCTGGAAATGTATCGTTATGGATAGCTTTATAGAGAGGAAACGGAAAAAATATTTATCAAAACTTAAGATTAAAATGGGTATAATTGTATCATTATTATTTTTTTGTAAATAATGTTAGAGGATTTGTTTTATCTATATTTAGATCCCGTTCTATTAACGTAAATCCTATTTTTTCACATATATCAATACATTTTTGAATACCAATCCAATACCATCTACCTTGTCGTTTTTCTCCATTATAATCATCTTCCATTATTTTTTTTAATTTTTCGATATCATTAAAAACATTAAACTCCTTTTCAAAATTTTTCACGCGATGTGGTTCTGATTTAATAAATTTATAAATATCTCCATATGATATTAATAATTTACAACCGATTTTACATTTTTTATACAATGATTGTATAATGATTTTCATTTCATCATAAGAAGTATATTTAAAAACGTCATAACTAAATATATAATCTAGACTATTGTCTTGTATTTCATTAGATATAGTATTAAATCCTTGTATATATTTTATCTTATCGTTTTTTTGAATATAATTCCAAAAATAATTTTGCTCTGCTGATTTTTCATCAACACAATATAATAAATCGCTAATACTTGATAATAATTTACTCCACTGACCTCCACTTGGTCCAATTTCTAAAATATGTTCTGATTTTTTTATATTTTGCTGTAAATATGTTTCTATACCTTTTTGATTTCGTATATTATTATAGCCCGACATCGGACCATATTTAATAACATCTATTTTGTTTAATGATAATGTTGGAAATGTTTTTTGTATAATGCTTCTGTATGAATTTACTATACTTGGTATTCTTATATTATTAAAATCTACCATTTTACTACTAATGCTCATAAAATCAGTATTATTTATAATATCCTGTAGTTCATCATATGAATCAAAGAATAGTATATGAGGCATATTATTAATGTCATAGTAATCTGCATTATTTAACCAAAATTCTATAAAACTATCTACAGGAGGAGAATTTCCAGTATTTAATGCTTCATTAAAACAGTCTGGATGTTTGAACTGAAAGTATTTACTACCAATACGTGGATATTTACCGGTTCTAATTAATTCTGTTAGAAACGTTTTGGACGGAAAGATCATAGGAACATTAGCTGAATAGTATTCAAATATAGACATTGTACTTATTTCATAAGGAAGAACAATAATAGCTTTATAATCATATAATGTAGACCATTTATATCTTCCACCCAAATCATCCTTATATACTATATTTTCAATATTGGGTAATAAATCTTTTCTAGTTGTCCCCGTTACAATTATTTTCCCATTTTTCCCGGTATATTTCGAATTAGTATATAAACAAAGAGACGGTAAATGAGTTGATTTTATATTTGTACCTAATTCTAAAAATCGTTGGTCTCCCTTATTATTCGATATAGGAATTAATTGTCCCGATTCATACATACGAATTAATGATTTATTCAGTTCGTTTAACATGTTGTCATTGCGTCCATTATTCCAACAATATGGTTGAACATATCTACAACTATTTATCATAAAAATAGGTTTTTTGTATTTTTCAAACAATAAACAAAATACAGGAGTATGAGTAACGATAAATCCGTCAAATGTACTTAAGTAATCGTTATATTCTTCTTGAAATTTACTAATCATATTCGTATCTATTTTTTTCCATGAATCTGCGTTTACATGTTTAACTGATTGTTTTGTTTTGTTGAAAACCCACGTATGACCACTTATGCTCCAATCAGTTATTTCAATATCATTTGATATATTTGTAAAAACATTTTTAATATCTTCAATTACACTAATATGTAAATCCAAATTAAATAAATTGACTTTGTTGGTCAATCTATATTTTTCATCCAAGCGTAATTGTTTGTAATATTTATTTATATCCACAATATTTCCTACAAATACACTATCTATTGAATTATGTGACGGAAATGGTAAATTATTATCTAATTTTTTTCCACTTGAATAATGTTGAATATATGATTGTGAATAATTATTAAAAAATATATCATCTGTGATTTTACAATCTATCGCAAAACTATCTTGCTGATTTGTATATTGAGACGATAATTTTAATAAACTATTGGTATAATTAATTTTAAAATTATTTTTTAATCCAAACATACCACCAGCTATATTCCATGTATGTTGTCTATTATCACTCATAATATGTAATTGTTCATCTTTTTGTAACCATTCATCAATACATGCTTTTTCGCGCCAATTTAAAACAGAATCTAAATCTCTTGATATCCAAACACTAACATTCTTATCGTCACATGGTAAAAATCGAAGTGCACGCAAACATGTATTCGTATCAACGATTATTACTTCCAAATTACTGAGTTCTAACAACGGTTCTATATATTTATATGACTCGCTAGATGGAATATATACCCTACATATCCAGTCAGGATATATTTGTTTTGCTAATTCATAATTCACATACAATCCCTTCAAAAAATTTCTCTTTTCGTCCCTTGCCTTACCTATACCGTATAATGAAAAACTGATTATTTTTTTATCTGTTTTATTAACCAGATTCTGATATACAGTTTTAATATAATGTTTATTATCTGATATTTTATAAATATTATCTGGAAAAAAAATCTGCCATCCAATTGCTCCACCACGTATATTATTGGTATTCCAATTATATTTTACATTCAAATCTATATTAATGGATGTATTTACATAATGTGAATACGATTTATTATTAATATAATTTATATAATGAATGTAATGCGATACAGTACTTCCTTTATATCCAATAAATACATTGGACTGTTCACATATATATTTCTGTATTAAAAATGAAACAACTTTATAATCTGATATATTTGAAATATATTTATTAAAATCTATAGTCTTGATCATATCTTCCGTGTACGTAATATTAGCACCAAATTTCTCCTGTATATTATTTAGATAATCTGTGTCTTTTCTATCTGACATGATTATAATATTTTTACTGTCATCATTGTATTTTTCTATTGTGTTAATTAAATAAGATGTATCCTTAGTACATCTATTATTTACTTCTTGTGTGGATATTCTTGAATCGCCAAATCTAAAATGAATTCCTATATATTTGTCAGGAAGTTGCAATTCTTTATAAATATAATAAAACGATTCATGAAGGTGTGTTAATGATTCACATATATTTGACATTATTTGATAATTTGTAGAAGTTGTTAAAAAGTTGGAAAAACATCTAGATGCGTTTGATTGAGTTAGATAAATATATTCAGATGTCCATTGGTGAATATCCAATATAACTGGTTTTCTACCGTTTAAAAATTTGTTAATATTAATATTATTAACATCCTTATGATATAATGTAAATATGTCATTGTCAATAAATCCTAGTTGTGAAAAATTATTACCAAATATCAAGTGTTTAGTCTGTTCCTTATCATTTATAATCTTATTGTAAGAATCCGGAGTATTTCTGCCATAATAAACTTCAATTCCATTTGGTAAATATTTTAAATAATCGTCACTAAAAAACTCCATAAATTTGCCATAATTCCATGACGAACTACCACAATGACATAACGGGTTTTTTATAAATAAAATTAATTTGCGATTACTAATATTAGCTAAATAAATTGCAGTTTCTAGTGAAAATAGTTGATTACAAAATCCTACACCCGAGAATAAATCATATACTAAATATTTTTCCATATAATACATGAAAGTTTATAAATAATAAAAATTAAACCAATTAAACATTAATCGTATAAATTAATTATTAATGCTTACTATTCACGAAAATATTAAATCAAAACTTAATGGATTTATAGAACAAAAGAAAATACCTAATTTGATTTTCCACGGCATAAATGGTGCTGGTAAAAAAACAATATTATTCGAGTTTCTTAAAAATATTTACAAAAGTGAAAGTGAATATATGAAAAAATATGTAATGATCGTAAATTGCGCTCACGGTAAAGGTATTAAATTTATTCGCGAAGAACTGAAGTTTTTTGCCAGAACCAATATTCATTTACAAGAGGGAAGTATATTTAAGAGTATTATTTTATTAAATGCCGATAAATTAACAATAGATGCTCAATCTGCACTTAGAAGATGTATTGAATTGTTTAGTCATTCGACAAGATTTTTTATAGTAATCGACGATAAATATAAATTATTACGACCGATTCTGTCTAGATTTTGTGAAATATTTATTCCACAACCAAGTATTAATAATAAACAGATAAATTTACATCAATACAATTTAGAATCTTGTTTTAATATTCAAAAATCAAATAAATTAAAGAAACAGAAATTTAAAGTCGAATTTGATAAAATAAAGGATAAAGATGTATTCACAATTTGTGAAAAAATGTATGAAAAAGGGTATAGTTGTCTCGATTTAATCAATTATATAAAGGAAATGGACATCGAGAATGTAAAAAAATATGAATATCTAGTCTTTATTCAAAAAATAAAGAGAGAATTTAGGGATGAAAAATTATTAATGGTATGTATCTTAAATTTTGTATTAATACGTTCGGATTACCAATTAGAAAATATTTCTTTTATGTAAATGGACGATTATTCTATAGCAAGTCTTCAAGAATCTAGAAACGAATGGTGTTCTCGTTTAATAAACATTTTAACACCTTTAGTAGTAGAAGGATTTAACTCTATTTTCGACGAATCGTGGAAATTATGTGAAGAAAATGACGAAATCGATAAATATTTAATGACTTTCCAAAATTTTCTCGCTAGAATTCCAAAGTGGAATCCAGCTATTGTAGAGCAAGAAACTGCTAGAATAGTAGAAAAGAGTAATTGTGGATATTTGACTGATTTAATTAGTTGTGTTCATATTATACAACTAAAAAGTCTTACTTGCATGCGTGTTGGAAATAAACAAAAGAAGATAGATATTAACGTTCCTTCTTTAAATGAATTTATCCATAAAATTTATATTAACGGTGCTAGAAAAATATATACAAATATTTATTTATTTGAAAAGAATATCTCTCCTCTTCAAATACAAAAGCATCGTCGTGAATTAGAGTTAATTATTAGAGAGGAGATATTGAACTCCATTAGAGAAAATATTCCTGTTGAAAATATTTTAAAAGTATATCTTGATGAAACGATTGAAGAAGATGTTGAAGTAGAAGAAAAGGAAGAGATAATTTCTACTGAACCTATTATTGAGGAATCAGAAGAGGAAGAAGAAGTTGTAACAACTAAAAAACCAGTTGCGAAGGAAGACCCTTTAGAAATAAAACCACTCGTTCATGAAGAAGTTACATCTGATTCTATTAAATTCAATGATGTTGATCAAGCCATAAGCGTTGATCGTGTTATTAGTGAAATTAAAGCTCCAAAGACGGTAGATAGATTACAACAAATTAGTAATGAAAGACACGAGGCAAGAAAATTCGCGGAAGAGGAAGATGAATCGGAGGAGGAAGGGGATGATAAGATCAAAATTGGTGAAAAAATAAATTTAACGTCCCTTGATGTTCACGATTTAGATAAACAAAAAACGTTAAACAAGATTCCTATTGGATTAGATGAAATTGAAATATTAACATAATAAATTTATTAACATAATAAATTTATTAACATAATAAATTCGTAAAATTTACATTAAGATTAGATATAATTAATGTAAATGACAGATATTTTTGTTTATGCTTTAGCCATCTCTGTTGTATTTTTTCTGTTTAAATTTCTGGAAATGAAATTTCAAACAGACGATGAAAAGAAGCCGTTAAAGATTGTTATTAAAGAATCGGCTATGGTTTATTCTGCCTCCGTATTAGGTATTTATATGTACTCGCAATTTGATATTAAAGAATTAAATGGTGGAAAGAACACAATGGCTTTTGTAGATAATCCGACTTTTTAGATTAGATAAATAATAATAATTATTGTTTTTTTATTATTTATTGACTATTTATTGACTATTTATTGACTATTTATTGACTATTTATTGTAAATTAGGTATTTTATTAATATTTATGATTTTATGATTTTTATTGATATTCTTTTTGCTCGTAATATATGTTTTAAAAATGTCCTTTTGAATTTGTTCGCTTGGGACCGCGTTATGAATAGTTCTGGCAATCATTTTATATAATTTAAATTCAGGATACCTTTCATCGCCATTATTTTTATATAATATATTTCTTTTTTTATCATCCAATAACCATTGATATAATAGTGCTACTATTTTATCTTTTTTAATTAATTGTGGAAGTTCTTCAAGATCATCTACGAAATTATCAAATAAACAACATGCTAATCTACATAAATCAAAACTTGTATTGGGTTCTAAACGGGGTTTCTTTTCATCGAAGTATGGTTCACAATTGTATTGTGATGCTGCGTCACCTTTTGGATGGAAACTATCACTACACATTACCTTTCCATTGAATTTATAAATGGATCTTCCAAAATCTATAATTTTATATATTTTTCCAAATGTAGGTACTTTATAATATATTCCATCATAACAATAAAAGATAAACTTCTTTTCTGTAAGAGTGTACATTATATTATTTGTATGTAAGTCATTATGTGTAAAAGAAAATGTTTTTTGGTAAATTGTTAGTATCATAATAATTTGAAATAAACATGATGTCCATTCTGAAGTATTTAATAATTCTTCTTCCATAAGCATATCTAATGTATTTTCACATTTTTCAAGACATATCATTTCTACGGGGAAATCGTATATAGAACAAAATATATCTTTCTCTTCAGATTCGGAATCGGAATCTGATTCTGAGTTATATGATCCAATTTCATCGTCATTTAGTTCTTCAGTATCATCTATTGATGTATTAGACGATTTTGAACTACATGAACTAGAACTAGAACTAGATTTAGATGTTTTGTTTAATACTGTATTAAATATACAAACTTTGTTTAAATCTAGTATCAATGTATTATCAGAACTAGACATATTATCTACAGGTAATACGTCAAATTTTACGTCATCTAGATTATCAATATCTATCTTATTTATCGTTTCATTAATGATAATTTTTTTTTTATTTCTTCTTGAATCGATATTAAATATATCGGTAGACTCAGTTGTTTCTAGTTTAAATAATGTATTTTTCTTTTCGTGGAAATAATCACTTTCGTTTAAATAATCTATATCGTCTATAATATTATACATAAATTCTTTTTGATGACCTAGAAATGAGCCATAATAATCTAAACCATGTATAACCCCATAATTATTATTTAGTTGACTAGATAAATATGTAAAAAATCCATCGACATAAGACGTGTTATTATGATCCAATAGTTTAGGAAAACAAGTTGTATCTTGATAATTTGGTAGTTTAAATAAATTATTATTTGATATATCATATTTACCTGTCATATATTTTAATGGGTCTAATAATGGAGAGAATTTACAAAAAATAGTTTTATCAAATAAATTATTGGAAATATCTGATACTTTAACAGCTAATATATTTTTTGTGACACATTGTTTTACATCATGTAAATAATATTTCTGATTTAAATTGATACTATTATAATTAGTAATATTTAGTGAAAAAAACTTTTCATATATTGGGATATAGTTTTGAAGATGTGATATTTGAATATCTGATTTTTCTAAAGTTTTAAATAATTCCTCATTCTTAGTTTTTCTATAGTTAAGAGAGAAGTCCATCTTTATTATGAATAATGTTATTAATTAAATAGTTTTAACTTATTTCGTATATTAATTATAATTTTTATATTGTAAAAATATAATTAATGGCCGGTACTTTAGATTTGAAAAAATTCGATATGAAGCAAATTAGTTTTCGTCCAGATGAAAACAAAGGTCCAGTTGTTGTATTAATTGGTAGAAGAGATACTGGTAAGAGTTTCTTAGTTAGAGATTTATTATATAATCATCAAGATATTCCTATTGGAACTGTTATTTCTGGAACTGAAGCAGGTAATGGATTTTTTTCAGCTCACGTTCCTAAACTATTTATTCATGATGAATATAATACAGCTATCATAGAAAATATATTAAAGCGACAAAAGGCCGTGTTAAAACAAGTGAGTAAAGAGATGGAGGCTTATAAGAGAACAAGTATAGATCCACGAGCATTTGTTATTTTAGATGATTGTTTATACGATAATAAATGGACTAAAGATAAAATGATGCGATTATTGTTTATGAATGGTAGGCATTGGAAAATAATGTTGATTATTACTATGCAGTATCCATTAGGTATTCCACCTAATTTAAGAACAAATATAGATTATGTATTTATTTTGCGTGAACCGTATATTGCAAATAGAAAGCGAATTTGGGAGAATTATGCTGGTATGTTTCCTACATATGAATCATTTTCACAGGTTATGGATCAATGTACTGAAAATTTCGAATGTTTAGTTATTAATAATAACTCCAAATCTAACAAGTTAAGCGAGCAGGTATTTTGGTATAAAGCACAAAATCATAATGATTTTAAACTTGGTTCAAAAGAATTCTGGGATATATCCAAAGATTTAGGTAGTGATAATGAAGAAGAATCATATGACCCCACTAGTGTCCAAAAAAGAGGAGCTGGTCCAAAAATAAATGTTAGAAAGAGTAAATGGTAGACATATTAAATGGTAGACAGAGTAAATAATAGAATTATTTTTTTTGTATTATTATTATACAATGAATAATAATAATATCATTATCGATGTATCTGGAAATGCCAATGTAGCTGGAGATGCAACACATGCAACAGGAAATGCCAATGTAGCTGGAGATGCAACACATGCAACAGAAAATGCCAATGTAGCTGGAGATGCAACACATGCAACAGAAAATGCCAATGTAACTGGACATAATGTTACATCAACTGTAATGGAAATAGATACGAAAGCCAAAGAAAACAATCAAATTTTGTCTAATACTTTACAGAATGTTATTCCTCAAATGTTATACAAAGAATCTAGGGAATTTATAATTTTTAAGAATGAATTAGAGTCTATTATTAATAACAATGTATATATTTTAAAAGAATGTAAATCTAATAAACGATTATTAGACATTAGATATGCTGAATTAGAACAAAAAGTGAGTTATATTCAAATATCAGTTATTGTATTATCAACATTATCTGGATTTTTACAATCTACGAAAGAATATTTTTATACACCTGATAATGTGGTTTCTGTATGTGGAATATCAATTTCTACGTACATAAGTCTAATATTATCTGTTTCCAAATATTATAAATTTGATGAGAATAAAGAATCTATTCATAATCTTAGAGAGAAATATGGAAATTTACATAATAAAATAGAATTTAGAATGGATATATTAGGACCATATACCAATTATAAATTATGGGAACATCAAGATGCTTCTGATAAATTAAAACAATGGGCTATTATTAAAAAAGCAATGGATGAGGAATATGTCCCACTAGTAGAAACAAAACAAACATTAACAACTGAATTTGAATCTATTATGGATTCTAAATCAAGAAACGAAAATTACATCAAGGATAAGGAATTAATTCTAACCAATAGAGAGAAATTATTTAATTCAATGACAAAACATACCAAATTAGAATCGAAAATTAAAGCCGGAAACATATCTACTAATTTTGACAGTATTATTCAATTACCAGATGACGATCTGAATAATTGGGATGATCCTGTTTAACATTCGTAACCACATTTTTTGCAATATAAAAAGGTTTCACCATACATGCCAGGCTCTATTTCCTGTTCAAATTCATGGTTCCCATATTTTTGTTTACAATCATTAACAATAGTATCATTTATTTGTTGAATATATTTGTTTACTAATTTCATTTTTTCTTCGTATTTCATTTTTTCTTCATATAACAGTGCTTTATCTTCTTCTTGTTTATCATTACCAATAACCATCTATGTATGAAATTATATAATTTATTGTATTTAACTAATTATATAATTTATTGTATTTAATCATTGAATTTAATCAATAACTACTACTTAAGTTGATGTTTACATCGCTATTAGAAACACTAGTTAATTTACTTAGCCCATGATCTGTTTTATCATTAGTCACAATATTATCTCCTTCGAATAATTCTTTTCTAACATCTTCAATAGTTGTTGTCTCACCTCCATCTTGTGTATTCATATTAGCAACAGATACTAAATTACCTTCTTTATTAATCGTTTGTGTCAATTTATTACCAGATTCCAACGCCTTTTGCTTATTTTCTTCCATAGCCTTTTCTTTGGTTTCCTTTACACGCGCATCGAACTCATCCTTAGCTTTTTCTTCATTCTTTTTCTTCTCACTCATGAGTTCATTAAGAGTCTCTTCCATATACTCTACACGACCAGTCTTATAAGCCTCAGGATGGAAAGGAACCCATACACCAATAGGTCCTACATAAACATCATGATTAGGATCGTTTTGTCTAAGCATCTTACATCTTAATTCGGCTTCTTGTTGTGTTGGGAATACACCTCTTACCTTGATTCCTCTAATAGATGTTTGGAAATTATGAGTTTCACCAAATTCCACAGTTAATCTATCTTCATGTTCATCCAAGAAATTCTTATAATCGTCTTCAATTCTTGTAGCGATTAATTTGTCCTTCTCGTCTTTAGTAAATTCTTGGAAATCTTTAGTAAGTTTGTCAAAATCTAGATGATATTTAAAAGATAAAAAATTTAGAAATTGGCTAAATTTCTCCATTGACTTGCTAAAATCCCAATTTTTAATAAATTCTTCAAAAAGAAACATATCCTTCTGCTTAAGAATATGCTCAGGTGATATAAAAGAAAGACAAGCAAATTTTTGTCCTGCGATAGATTTATCTTCGTCTAATAAATCAATATATTTAGCATTATCTGTCCCATCATCATTATGTTTTAATTCTACCCCATTTGGTGGATTTACTGGTTTAGAAAAACTCATTTATAGATATAAGCTTTATAAATATTTAAGTGTTTTTACGAACAAACATTTAATTACTATTTTACATTTATTTTATATTTTTTTCTTTTTATTTTATATATAATGAATGGAATGTTAGATTTGACTGAACTTGTGAAAAGAGCCGTTAAGTACCTTGTTGAAGGATTAATGGTTGCTATTGCTGCCTATGCCATCCCTAAGAAAGCACTTAACTTAGATGAAGTATCTCTTATTGCTTTAACCGCTGCTGCTACTTTTAGTATCCTTGATACATATGTACCAAGTCTTGCTGTTGGTGCTCGTTCCGGTGCTGGATTCGGTATTGGTGCCAATCTTGTAAGATTCCCCGGTGGATTTTAAATTAAACGTTAATTAAAAAATGTTAAATAATATATTTATTTTTTATATGAATATATTATTATTATATACGTAATTATGCTTACTATATAGGTCACATATATTAGTAATTGATATTACTTTATAGCAATTTTTATTTTGCATAATGATTTGTAGCCTTTACCAAGTGATTTATATTTTCTGTTTCAAGCATACTATGTCCGGCCAATGTTTTATAAAAGATGGCATGTGGCATTTTTTCGTGTAATTCATATGCATTGATTATAGGACATACCATATCATATTGTCCTTGAACAATCGTCATTGGAATATGTTTTATCTTTGCCAAGTTTTTATCTTCTAATAAATAGCCTTCACGAGGGAAAAATCCATTATTTACAAAATAATGATGTTCAATGACAGCCATAGGAATATAGTTGTTGGTTTTCTTTAAATCTTTTATAATTTCTTCTTGAGGAGTTGGTATGAGACGTGATATTGACTCTTCCCATAGTGACCATGCGAGACACGCCTTATCACGTTCATCTGGACCCATACTTCCATTGAATCGCTTACCATATGCTTTTACAAAATCTTTCCGTTCATTGGGTGGGATGGCATCTTTATAGTACTCCCAGGCCTCAGGAAAAATAAAATTAGCACCTGGTCCTTGTTGGACCCAATCAAGTTCATTTTTACGCATTAAAAATATGCCACGCAATACTAATTCAGTTGTCATACTAGGATGTTCCATTGCGTATGCTAATGAAAGTGTGGAACCCCACGACCCACCAAACACCTGCCATTTCTTAATATTTAGCAAGTTGCGTATTTTTTCAAAATCGGAAATCAAATCTTGTGTAGTATTCTCCTTTATTTCTCCAAAAGGAGTACTTTTTCCAGTACCGCGCTGATCCACGAGAACAATCAAATATTTTTTGGGATTAAAATATCTTGCATAGGTTGGTATGGTTCCACCACCTGGACCACCGTGTACGACTAACACTGGTTTTCCTTTTGGATTTCCGTACAAAAAATAGGCGATTTTATGTATTTTTGAAACTTGTAAAAACGCACTTTTGTATGCTTTTATTGGAGGATAAAATGCAGTGTCTTTGTATTTGTCATTGTACATATCGTTCACTCGTTTCCTGGTTTTATTATGTGAATTTCGTTTTTTATGTTTAGTAGTTACCATATTACTTGTATAACATAGAATGATATAATATTTCTAAATAGGTAAATCAATATTTTGTTCTATATTTTTTTCAATTATCTCAATTGTGTATTTTTATAATTGTGTATTTTTATAATTGTGTATTTTTATAATTATGTATTTAAAGCTTTGATAAGATATGTACATATATCTTATGAAAATAATTATTGATTATATTTGGGTTGGTGGAAATGGACAACTAAGAAGTAAAATAAGAGTCGTAGAGTCTCATACTCAAGAATGTATAAATTTAAATGATATTCCAGACTGGAATTATGATGGAAGTTCTACAAATCAAGCAACAGGAGCAAATTCGGAGATTATTATTAAACCGCGATGTATATTTAAAGATCCATGGACCCCGACAGGAAGTTATATGGTAATATGTGATACATATACTCCTGATGGAGAACCAGTTTCTAATAATACTAGACACAATGCAAATAATATTTTCAATCAAAAATTAGATGAAGAACCATGGTTTGGATTAGAGCAAGAATATTTTCTAATTAATCCCCACACAAATTTACCTCTTGGATTTAATGAAAATGATAAACAAGGACAATTTTATTGCGGGGTTGGTCATGAAAATATTTTTGGAAGACATATTGTAGAAGAACATCTTAGTAGATGTCTAGAAAGTGGCGTTACAATTTCTGGAATTAATGCCGAGGTTGCTCCTGGACAATGGGAATTTCAAGTAGGTCCTTGTACTGGTATTGATTCGGGTGATCATCTTCTAATGGCAAGATATATTCTACTAAGACTTGGAGAGATACATAATGTAGGTATCAATTTTGAACCCAAGCCTTTAAAAGGGGACTGGAATGGTTCTGGTTGCCATACCAATTTTAGCACAATAAATATGAGGGAAGGTACTGAGAATAAAACAGGACTAGAGTATATTAATGAGGCTATTGTAAAATTGTCGGAAAAACACGAAGAACATATGAAGGTTTATGGTTCTGGAAATGAAGAACGAATGACAGGAGAACATGAAACAGCATCGTATGACAAATTTACTGATGGAAATGGAAATCGTGGGGCATCTATTAGACGGGGTGCTGATACTATAAAAAATGGAAAGGGTTATTTTGAAGACAGACGACCCAGTTCTAATTGTGATCCATATCTAGTAACAAGTATTATTTTTCAGACCACTTGCCTTTAATATAAATAATAATTTGTATCAATATTATTATTTACCAATATGAATTAAACTGTTACAACGATTAAATATGTTATAATAATTTGAACGAACGATGTGAATATTCCAGAAAATAAGTAAACGGTTTTGATTCTTGTAATATGATCAAATTGTTCATCGGGACATTCCTTTAGTTTCTTACACGTAACCGCTAAATTAGACATTCTATTGTAATAAGGTGATAGTGAATATAACATATAAAACGTGGATACTAATATAAGACCAATTGATATAAACTTTGCTAGGTGTGGATGAACTTTTAAGGTACCTTTTCTTGCCATGTTATAAAAAATTAAACTTGACGCTGTTACAATAGCTGATAAATTAAACCATTCAATTAAAATTGATTCAGGAACATACATTTTATCAGAAAATGCCAAATCATACATAATTTCTTTAGCGACGACTGTCATAAATAAATATATTATATACCAATATTAATTAAATTGTTAAATTGTTAAATTGTTAAAAACTAAATAGTAGGAATAAATTCCCAGTCTAATTCTTCGCATATTTTTTTCCATATTTCGTCTTGTTCTATTCGCTTTTCTCTATCTTTTAACATGGGAAAATAAGGTAAAAATTGCGATTGATCTAATAATTCGCACAATTTATAAACTGTATAATAGTAATTTAAAAAATTAACACGATCATCCGGACAAAATTTGGCATAAGGACCTTGTATTTCCATAAATAGATTACACAAAGAATCTTCTAATTCAGGTGTCATAACTGGTGGTTTTATTCCCAATTTATCCTTTATAAATGGAATATGTTCATAATACTTATTGTATCCAAGTTTTTTCAAAATATCCTTTGCCTTTTTATTGTTTAAATTGACAAGTTCGATTCGTTCCTTTTTAATTTGGTTTTTAATTTTTTCCAATACTTCATCCGGTATTTGTGTCGTTTCTTTTGCTTGGAATTGGGCTAATATCTCTCTAAAATGATTAATTCTTTTATATGCATAAAAACAAGCTTCTTTCGGAGGTTCTTTATAAGACGGTTTTTCATTCTCAACTAAATATTGAACATGTTTATGACAATTGTTACATACCATAATTCCTTCGTGATCAATTGGAATCAATTCTCCTTTTTTACAATATTGACAAATGTCGGTTTCAAAAATATATTTATTCACATCAATAAATGTTTCATCCAAATTAGATAGATATTGCCGTATAGTGTCGTTATTTTTCGTATCATGTATAACTTCTTCATCAGGTGTTATTTTAAAAAATGAATTCAGTATTTTAGTCTTATTATTGTCCAAAGAAACCTCCTTTTTATTTTCAAAATAATCGAAAATATATTTGTTATTGTTTAGGTAATACTTTTTTTTTTTACTTTTAATTTCATTTATTTGTATATTGATATCTTTTATTGTATCTTTAATTTCTAATTGTTGTTCAATATTAGTATTTCCACTGTCCAATAATTTAGTCAAATGTTTTCTTTTAGCTCTTAGTTCCGGAAGTATTTCTGTTTTTTCCTTTCCAAATTCTTTTTCAACTTCTTTATGTTTGCCATCGAGTGTAGTAATTGTTTTTTCATCCAAAATGATTCTTTTATTCGTTTTATGTTTAAATGACGGCATATTTTAATAATAAAATAATATTTTTATGTTTAATACATATTTTATTCAAAATCTATTTCAAGTTATATATTGGTTTATGTTTTCTCTCTATTTAACAATGAATATTCTCTTTGACAATTTTGATATTAATAAATTAAGTCCATCAATATTTACAACAATGAATTATTTGCACAAATATTTAGATGAAGATTGGAAAATTAATAAAAAAAATTGTAGTTACATTTTAAAAAAAAATGGTTGTAAAATTATTATATGTGAAGGAATGTATATTCATAATAATTGTATTGTTGATGATAATGAGTCTTTAAAATATATACTATTTTTTTTATATAATGTTCTAAATAATGGATGGACAATCAAAAAATCATCAGATAATTACATTTTTATTAAAAATCACGAAGGGAAAAAAGAATTTTTTACTAACAATTATATACATACATTCCTCAAGGAAAATTTTAAATTCGGTTTAATTAAATAATTATATGTAGTGTGAATTAAAAAGTTCAAAAAAAAAAATATTTAGCAATAATATAACTAACCATGGGAGGTGGATTAATGCAACTCGTAGCTTACGGTGCCCAAGATGTATATCTTACGGGTAACCCTCAAATTACTTTCTGGAAAGTCTCTTATAGACGCCACACAAACTTTGCTATGGAATCCATAGAACAAACATTTAACGGTCAAGCCGATTTCGGTCGCCGTGTTACATGCACAATCTCCAGAAATGGTGATCTTGCCTACAGAACATACCTTCAAGTAACTCTTCCTGAGATCAATCAACAAATGGCGAATCAATCCGGAGCCAAGGGTGTCTATGCTCGCTGGTTAGATTTCCCCGGAGAGCAACTCATCTCTCAAGTTGAGGTTGAGATTGGTGGCCAAAGAATTGACCGTCAATATGGTGACTGGATGCACATCTGGAACCAACTTACTCTTACATCTGAGCAACAACGTGGATACTACAAGATGGTCGGAAACACCACTCAACTCACATTCATCACTGATCCCTCTTTCAATGATGTTGACGGACCTTGCGAATCCAACGCACCCCGTCAAGTGTGCGCTCCCCGTAACGCCCTCCCTGAGACAACTCTTTATGTTCCTTTCCAATTCTGGTACTGCCGTAACCCCGGACTTGCCCTTCCCCTTATCGCTCTTCAATACCACGAGGTCAAGATCAACCTTGACATCCGCCCCATTGATGAATGCTTATGGGCCGTCTCCACTCTTGGTGCATGCACTGGTTCAGGCAAGGTCACAACTGCCTATAACCAATCTCTTGTAGCTGCCTCTCTCTATGTCGATTATGTCTTCCTTGACACCGACGAGAGACGCAGAATGGCTCAAAACCCTCACGAGTACCTCATTGAGCAACTTCAATTCACTGGTGATGAATCTGTCGGTTCTTCCAGTAACAAGATCAAGCTCAATTTTAATCACCCTGTTAAGGAGCTCATCTGGGTTGTCCAACCTGATGAGAATGTTGATTACTGCTCTGCTCTTGAGTGCAGCCAATCCCTCTACAAAGTTCTTGGTGCCCAACCTTTCAATTACACTGATGCCATTGATGCTCTTCCCAACGCCATCCACTCTTTCGGTGGTCACGATTCCGTAGCTGCCAACACAGGTGCTTTTATCGATGATTCCGGTCTTTTCAATGATGCCGGTGCCGTTGATGTTGATATTGGTACACAATGGTTCAATGGCACCGCTTCCAATACATACACTCAACCCAACCTTGCCTCCGATTTGAACTCTGGTGTCTCTGATGCCGGTACATTCGTTCTTACCGAGACTTCCCTCGACATGCATTGCTGGGGTGAGAACCCTGTTGTAACTGCCAAGTTACAACTTAACGGACAAGATCGCTTCTCTGAGCGTGAGGGAACATACTTTGACCTCGTCCAACCTTTCCAACACCACACAAGAAACCCCGACACTGGTATTAATGTTTACTCCTTCGCTCTTCGCCCCGAGGAACACCAACCTTCCGGCTCATGCAATTTCTCCAGAATTGACAACGCCACCCTTCAACTTGTTCTTTCCAACGCCACTGTTGAGGGAACCAAGACTGCCAAGGTCCGTGTCTATGCCACTAACTACAATGTCCTTCGTGTTATGTCTGGTATGGGTGGATTAGCGTATAGTAATTAAATTTGCTTAATTTAATAGTTACTGTAACTACTTAAAAACATTCATATTATAATATATATAATATGAATTATACTGTGAAGTATGACTTTGATCGTGACCACCAGTTTGGTAAGATACATTTTGATGACCGAATGGTTATAATGGATTTAGAGGATCTATTCTCTATTATAAATTACTCAAAAACATTTACAAGATATACACCAGATAAACAATTTCCCTATTATATACAAAATAAACAATTTATTAGCTATAAAGAATTTATTTATAAATATGATGAGATGAATGTAGATTATATATTTAAAAATGGGAATTCATTTGATTTAAGACATTCGAATGTTGATATTTTTCACAAATATCATAATACTATTATACAAAAATACAATGTAATTTCTTATCAACATGGTCATATTAGTAAAAATGGTAAAGATGCTAGTATTATGAAAAATCCTATATGGAGAATACAAGAAGGTGATAAAGAATATATTTTAATGTATTGTGAAACAGATACTATATGTAAATTATGTCCAAAATCTTATCAAAAAATATTAGATTTTGAAAAAAATCATAAAAAATGTTCGTTTTATAAACATTCTAATGGATATATTTCTACACATTCTGGGAATTTGTATATCCATCAAATTATTACTGGTTGTTATGGTAATGGTAGAGGAACAAAAAATATTAGTGTAGACCATATAGACCAAGACCCATTAAATAATACTTATGATAATTTACGCATTGCTACTAGAAAGGAACAAGAACAAAATTCTAAAGGGATTAAAGAAGGAACCAAGAGGACAAGGAAAACATCAGCAAAACCATTACCCGAAGAAATTAATGAAGATATGATTAAAAAATATGTTACATACAACAAAGAATGTTACAACAAAGAAAAAAATCTTTATAGAGAATTCTTTCGTGTTGAAAAACATCCCAAACTAGACAAGGAATTCACCTCATCCAAATCGGAAAAAGTATCCATTCAAGAAAAACTAGCCCAAGCAAACAAAATCGTGGATGATTTAGAAAATGATATTTATCCGATAGTGGAAGAAAAAAATTTACCAGTTGGTGTAAGCAATAAAGATTACAGAGGGAAACCACATTTAACATTTGATAGAAGAGCACCAGATGGAACAAGGCAAAATATAAGAATGGTTTTACCACAAGAATATGATTTAGAAGAACAAATTAACATTCTTAGAGAGAAAATCAAGATTAAATACGATTTTAAGATTTAATGGTAATTAAAAATCATAAAATAATAATAATTCAATTAAAATTATTATTTTACAGTTTTACTTACATTTCTTACAATCTTTGCTGGTTAATTCGTATCCCCAATGTTGTAAAGTTTGGCGAATTTTTGGACTAACATCATAATCATTATATTTTGCTTTTTTATCATTAATCATATTGATTAACCATTTTCTAAATCTACTATTTGGACCAGCTGTTTTCATCCATCTACTTATCTGCCATTCATCATCTGGACCTCGCTTACCTTGATAAAAATCGCAATACCATTGAACCCAACCATAAGGATTATTTTTAGTTATCCATTTCTTTTCTTCCCAAAATTCTAAGGTTGTTCCTACTTTGACATTATACTTATTAATGGATTTATCATAATCGTCCCAGTCTCGGGTCATCCAATCATCTTGTATTCCTTTCCACCAAGATTTTGGATAATCTAAATGTTGATTTTTATATTTTTTATTTGTTACAGACGAGTATATAGGTCTCCAGTATGTTCCTCCAAAACTGCCTAATTGAAACATTTCCCTCGGTGTTAAATTTGGTCTAAAATCAGGATAGTCTGTAAATATAATCTTTCCATTACTATTTTTATTAGGCATATTATTATATTTATATTATAAAATTATTAGTGCTTTTTTTTCAGTTCAGTTCTGTAATAAAATAAAATTGATTTGATTTGAGTTAATATTTAGTTTTTATATAAAATGAGTAATTCAATGTTCCGACCATTTGATATTGATATAGTATGTGAGAAATGCTTCTATAACCCACGATCACATTCATTTCATAAATTAAGTGAAAATGATGAAGAAGTTTACTTTTATTCTTGTCCATCTTATGCAAAATATTATGATGATGCAGAGGGAATCCATAAACATATGCGTCTTGAAATAGAAAAAATACACAAGCCGTGGATATGGATAATTGATTGTAATAATTACGGTTTAAAACATTTAATACATCCTAGTGTTGGAATGAAAATTATAGAAATTTTAGATAGTTATTCAAGTAGAAAATTAAAGAGAATTATTATTGTCAATCAAACATTGTCATTTGCATTAGCGCTTAATTGTTTATGGAAATTTATACCCGAAAATATAAAAAAGAAAATTACATTTGATAAAAATAACAATTTTGCCAAATTATTACGAATGGATGAAAACCTATTATCATATGAAAAGAGTATTACATATAGTTAATTAATAATTACTATTATAATTTACATTGTTTTTCTTTTGTACATAGACATAGTTTTAATATATAATTAATTTATAGTATAATATGTTTTCACTTATACAAAATAAATATCATATAGTTCGATTAGGTGATTTTGCTACTAATGGAAACACAAAAATAATATATGGATTAATTTCATTTATTCTTTGTATAGACGATTATATATCACGAAATTCTACGGATTGTTTTATAATATTATTAGGGTCAACAATTGCATGGACGTTTGTTGAATTATTTTTACATATTAGTCATACTCGCGTTATTAAACCAATGTATATTGAATTATTTAATAATTCATATCAATTATCTCAACCTACAGGAATTATACTTCAGGGATTACAGGAAGGAGGTGTAATTACAACAATTGGCCTATATTTTGGAGATAGGTTATACGATATTAAATTCATTATACTTCTTCACGTATTTATTTTATATATAATTGTAAATATTTATAGCAAACAAAACATATTAAAATCTTCAAAAAGACAAGTGAATACACCGAGTTCTCTTATTTTTATAAGCAGTGTTACAATATATGATATTTACACTCTTTATCAAAATCCTGAACATATTCAACGACAACTTTCCATGTTTTTTATAATGATATATATTTGTTCTTGTTGGACATTCTTTACATGGTACAACGGATTTAGAACAATTGAAATTCATATTAAAAATCCTAGATATAGTGCTATCATAAATGCTGATCCAGATACAACAACCTTATTTGAATATAATATGAAACCCGTTACTAATTTAGATACTTTTTATATACTTGCTTATGATGTCGTTTTTGAAATAAGTATAGCATATATATTATTCTACAATCTTTTTTTTATACAGACATATTTTTAGTTCCCATTTGGTTTATCGCGAATTAATAATACAAACTCACATAAATATTTATGACCATATTAGTATATATAATAATTGATACATAAGTAGATAAAGAACATATTTCCGTAGTATTGTAGAATCGCTATAATGGATTCCAACCAACTTGTAATAAGTGTCAAGTATAAACCTGTCGGTAAAAAATAATTTCATATAAAATATTAGTTTACAATAGTTTATATGAAATCTAAAATAATATTTATTGTGTCTGGATTTAGGTTTGTTCTATTTTCCAAGATATTTTTATATCTGAATATCAATATTTCCATATAATTATTAAATACTTCTTCCAGATTATTTAATTGTGTTTTACTATGATTTATAGATGATAATTCCATACTATTAGCGTATCCATATTTAGCGAATCTATCTTCTCCTATTTTTCTAGCTTCGTTTATTTTACATAAAGTTATTACATCATTCATACCCATTTTTATTTGACCACCTAGCCAGTAATAACCATATGACCTCTTTTCTTTAGAAATTTTATGTAATTGATTGAGAACATCTCTACTTATTTTACTCATAATTTCAATTTCATCTGGATCAGTTGTTGTAAAATTAACCAATGTATTTAAACTAACTTCTGTTAGAGACATTACTTTTGATTATTACTTATTGATTAATTTTAAATCATTTTTTATTTAAATAAATAACATTTATCTTTTGTATATATATATAATGGATACTAAAAACTTATTTTTTGGACTCGGTTCTTTTTTAATAATTATTATTATTCTCTCCATGTTAGGTGTTTTAGAACCTAAACATACCGAAGAAGCGACAGAGGTTGTTGTTCAACGAAGTGGAGATCCCGTCTATTATGGTGGACCATATAGAAAGAATATCGTTTATGCTCCTGACGTATACACACGACCCATATTCCGTAGGGGATATGGTCGCAGTGGTTTTTACTATTAATCAAAATTATTTATATATACTATCGCCATATAGACTATAGAATGTATATTTTTATGTAATTGTTAGACTATTTTGTCCCATTTAAAATCTATATATACTATAATAATGTCAGAATTAGAAAATTATTTAAAATCAATTGTAAAATTTGAACTTCCTTGGTGTAACACAATGGGGTTTTTAAATCCATATGTAGATCCATTTGATACATTTATTTCAAAAGAAGTACCAGATTTTGATTATCAAGCATTTAAAAAATATACAAAGCATAATTTTGTTTATGACAAATTATGGGTTACTAAATCGCAGGGCATATTAGGTGGACAATTAAAAAACTTAAAACAAAATAATAATATTGAACTACCAATTTTTATAAAACCAAGATGGGGACATGAAACAGCTACTAGTAAAAATTGTTTTAAAATAAAATCTTGGGACGAGCTTGATAACTATAGACATATTCCCGACATGATGTGGTCTGAATTTATTGACGCAAAAGAACAAATGACAGACTATATAATGTTAAATGGAAAAATTATGTATCAGATAACCTATATATACTCAGATACACAAAATGAATTTATAGATGACTGGAAGTATATAAGTCCCGATAATAAACCAATCCCCCTTATTACTGATTGGGTAAATAGACATTTATCTGATTTTACAGGAGCAGTTAATGTTCAATATCGGGATGATAAAATTATTGAAGTAGGTCTTCGATTAGCAAGAGGAGGGGCATATATATTGAGTACAAAAAATAAAGTTCTCATTGAAAACATTAATAATGTTGTAGAAAAAGGCAAATGGACTTATGGTATGGACGAACAAATGAGTTTTAAACCATTTTATTCCTTTAAATGTTACACATCTATTCCTGTTATATATGTATTTCCTCAATATTATTTGGACTTTTTAATGAAAAAACATAATGCTATGCCTTTTTATGAATATTATTTTGAACCTTCTGGTAAAAGTGGTATGGTTGTATGTCAGTTTATGCACTATGATTACGATAAGGGAATGAAGGCGAAAAAACATATTGAAACCATTTTAAATTATGCTCAAATATTATTCATGTTTTTATTTATAATATCACTAATAATTTTCTTATATAACAAAGTATTAGGTATAATAATGTTTGTAATTGTTGGATCATTATTCAATACACGATTTTTAAATCCATTAGGTGTTCAATATCAACAATGGAAAGCAACAAAGCAAATGTTTTTTAATTCTTAATGAATGGGCGGAAACCATTTTTTGGTATTCTGTCAATTTTATTTATTATACCATGTGATTATCTACACAATATTCACAATAATCATACATGAAATTAAAAAAATTTATAAGATGATCTTTACATTTGGTTACATAAATAGATTTGTAAAAACTTTTCATATCTATTATATAGTCGTTCATATCCAATCTATATTGATTCATATATTTATATTTATATTTATATTTATATTTATATTTTTATTTTTATTTTCTTCAAAATATTTATTGTGATGTTTATTGTGATGTTTATTGCGGTATTTATACAAAAGGTGTATTAAATAATTTATTCATATTTTCTACCTCTGGTCTATTTTCACAATGCATGAATATTTTCTCTATTAATACATCATCTCTAAAACGAATACTATATTCTTTGCTAACTTGATTTCTACCAATTCTACCTAGAGCTTGAATTGTTTTTTCTTGTGTCATATGGTTCAAGTCTTTACTAATATATCCATGACAGAACTGATAATTTGTCCCATAGATATAATCGGATGAAGCTATAATTAAATATAGTTTTTGGTTTACGGCTAATTGTTTCATAACCTCTGTATAATCTGGATCGTGGCTATTTGTGAATACACCAATGCCCATTAATAGTAACAATTTCCATGTGCTGTTTACCTTCAGTAACATAATTTTTTCTACATCTGCTTGTTGAATATCACAAGAGAACTCTCGTTCAACAATATCTTTCTGAGCCCATTTTCTTAAATGAGTAAGTTTATTTGGGATAAATAGATCGTGTAATGATATGGATTTAATCTTCTTTGACAATTCGTCTATTTCTTTTTTTAGTGCCCTATCTTCTGGTTTCATTATATTTTTTGACATTTTATGTTCTTTTTCAACCTCATCCCCTAGACTATCTTCCAATTTATGTTCCTTATCTGTTATTAATAGCGATAATTTATCGTTATATTCAATAGCCTCTGACATATCGCTCAATATCTTTGCAGGAATTTTTGTTGTTTGTAGAATGAACTTGGAAATCTTTTCAACATCATTTGCCAAGAATATAGTAGGACCATCTTTAAGAGTATGAGCGTCTTGTGTAGCAATATAAATATTTGACTTATATTTCGATTCACGGGTACTCTGAAAATGTTGATAGATGGACTCCCATTTATCGCTAGAAAGTCGTTGTAAAATTTCCAAATAATGAATCTTAATATTGTTCATAGTCATATTAATAAGTTCGTCATATTGTTCTTTGATTTTATATCGGTCAACTGGGATTAAATCATTTTTGTCTAGATAATGAATGAACTGTACAATCTCCCCCAAATCAAAATATCTCAGTAGAGTTTTGTGTTGTTGACAATGTGCTGCACATTTTTGTAAATCATCATAATTACCGTATTTTAAATGAGGCATTTCTACTTGATTTGCGCTATTAATAATAGGAATAGATTTATTACAATCGTGACTGACAATATTATACACCCTGCTATTTTCAAACCTAGACTTATAGTCCGATATTGTTTCTTGTAAATCTTCTTGATGTGGTAAAGTAGCAGACGACAAAATAATATTTGGAATAATATTTTTTTGCCAAATTTCAGAAATATAACTATGAAATTCGTGCTCTTCGTAATCCATAGTAATAGTCGGTTCATCCCAATACATAATCATTTTATCCTTTTCGTGAAAAGCAGCCATATAATACATTGCTGGTAGATAAGATTTAATATCACAAATCATGATTTCTATATTTGAACCATTTGTATTGTCAACTTTTTTTTTTCCATCTCTATATTTAATATCCTTACCAGTCTTTTCACTTTTAACATAATCCTTCACTGAGAAGTAATGTAATCTAATATCCGATACATCATGACATCCAAACGCAAACGCCACTTTTTTTCCGACTGAAACAGCACTTCTTGCTAGTGCCAATCCAACGTGTCTGGCAGCACATACAAATATAATCCTATGCGTTTCGGATAATCCGAGAGGACTAAGTGTTTTTCCTGTTCCAGTCGGTGCAATATATAATATCATCTTAGGTTCAGGGGATTTACTGATGGTAAATAATTCTTTTTGGTGTTCGTATAGATGAAAGTCTTTATATTGAGTTAATTCATCATTTTGCTCAATTAAATCGCTACTCTGTTTGAACATTTCTTCAATATTTAGATTAACATAATAATCCGCTAATATAGTCTCGACAAATTCTCTTACGTTTGGACTTACATTAGTTATTTTTAAATTATTCAAATGTTGTAGAGTGTAATAAGCTTTATTTGTTTTTTTGATATTAGATTTATGATAATATTTCATTACAGACTCGCAAATATGTAGTAAATATAATTCAAAAATTTTATGTCCCCTTTCTTGAATTGTTTTTGCCAAATTCTCTAGTTTTAATTTCTCAACAGAATTTACTCGTTGAATTTTAATGGATATTGAGCTATAAAATACTAAATCATATTTTTTTGATAGTTTTATTATAATAGGTTCAAAATATTCTTTATATAAATAATTTATTATATTTACATTAGGATCCAATCTCAAGAAATTAATGATAGACTCATTTTTATTATAGATCATATTTACATCATGGTACCCTTTAATAATTAAATTCAAAATTTCTTTTTCATCGCGATGAACTGGGATCTCCGTAGATTCCCATTCAGTTTTAGTAAGTTTTGATTGATTTAAATCCATTATAACTTGTTAGTTTAATTAGTATATGTTTTAATATTTAAATTCAATTTTATTTAAAATTGAATTTTATTAATAAATAAAAAATAATGGATATAAATATATAATGAATCTCCCAATTATTTTAAGTATTGATGGTAATATTGGATCAGGTAAATCTACATTGTACGTAGAATTACAATCTTATTATAAAGACAATAACGATATTTGTTTTGTACCAGAACCTGTAGATGATTGGAAAAATATTGTAGATAAAAATAATGTCCCAATACTAACTAATCTATACAAGGAAACAAACAAATATGCTTTTCGATTTCAAATGATGGCATATATTTCCAGACTTCATTTACTTAGACAAAAAGTGAAGGAACAAAAATATAGAATTATTATTACTGAAAGATGTGTTGATACAGATAAAAATGTTTTTGCTCAAATGTTATTTGATGATGGGTTAATTGAACATGATGAATTTCAAATATACCTGATGTGGTTTAATGAATTTCTAGATGATATTAAATTATCAGGAATTATTTATGTGCGTGCAGATCCCGAGGTATGTAATGAGCGCGTTAAAATTAGAGCAAGAGATGGTGAAAATATTCCTATAGAATATCTAACGAGATGTCATAATTATCACGAGAAGTGGTTAGACACATTTGACGAAAAAATGGTGATTGATGCAAATGTAAATACAAGTATTGATGAAAATGTTCATATAAAAACACAATGGATTAAAGATATTGATGTATGGATTTCAAAGCATCTACATATGAATGATACACAAAATACAGTAATTAATGAAAACAACCCGATTTTATATTTTGACGGAGCTTGTAGAGGTAATCCATCAACTAAATTAGGTTTAGGTTGTGTAATATTTGATATAAATGATACAGAACTTGATACTGTAAGTAGATTAGACGAAAGTGGTGGGACGAATAATGATGCTGAATATCTAGCTCTTATAGCTGGATTGGAATTGGCTATTAAACTAAATATTAGATCTATTCTGGTGAGAGGAGATTCTGAACTAATAATTAAGCAAATATTAGGTAAATATCAAGTTAGGGCTGGAAATCTAATACCATTACATAATACAGTAAAGATGTTAGAACAAAATTTTGATGAAATTAAATATGAACATGTTAAACGCGAATTTAATAAACGAGCAGATAAACTAGCAAATATGGCATTGGATAAGAAAACAGCCTAATCTATTCCATTTGTAATATAATATTTATTTAATTGAGAACCAGGTTTATATTTTAATATATCCAATTCTTTTTTATTTGTAGGAAATAATTCATCACTATAAATATCTTGTAAACACAACCATTCAAACATTCCACCAGGATAAACAAATAAATTATTAAATCCCAATTTAATTAATTGTTCATATCTTTCGTATATAGATTGGTCATTCACATTATTCCCGTATATTATAATATTTTTTGTTTTGTCATTAGATAATAAATTATTTATTACTATTTCTTCATTAATTACATTTATTGTATGTGGTATTAAACAGTCTTGTAAATCTTTATCTAATGTATTTATTAATATATAATTATCAGGTGTCTTTATAATATGTTGTATATCTTCAAAATTCAATTTTTGAATTGATTGTTGATTACCCATTTTAAATATCTAATTTAAAGTATTATTAAATATTTAAATGTTTTCTTTATTAATCAAATTTAACGACAATTTCCACCTTTTCCTTTTTTATACTTCTGGTTGCCGAAATTGATAATTCTTCTCTCTTTTTTCTAGTTTTATTCTTACTATCAACAGTCTTATTTTTAGAGGTGCTGTTTCTATTATTCATATCTTTTTCGATATTACTATAGTTTTGTTCAATATAATTAACAACATCATGTTCTAATGCCCATTTAAAAAAATTTAATTGACCTATAGTGGTTTGAATATGTGAATTCTCATTATAAGGAACAGTTATTCTATCCCATCGACAAAATGGGTCAAATCGCCTTTTAGAATAGGCTTTTAATTTCAATTTATAATCATTATAAACTTTAAATCTGGGTTGATTGACACCTTCCAATTGATAAACCGTATAATATTTTTTTGCATAATTTGTTGCAAACCAGTCTATAATTCGTAATGAAATTTTAGACTCACCATTTATTATTTGCAACATTTTATCCATATTATTATCAACCTTATAAAAATCTAACAAATTATGCAACAATAAGTCATTTTGTGTACTATATATTTGGGTCATTGTATTAGTTAGTTACGTTGTAATTTTTAAATACTTTCTTATTACATATTTAATTCTTAAAATTCGAATTTTGAGGAGTTAGATATTTCTCTTGGACTTGTAAATCTTCTAAATAGGTTGATGTCATGAATGGATTTAAATTAGTTTGGACCATCATTTCTCTATCATTCATCTTTTCGAATTGAGTTTCTCTCTTCGATTCGTTTCTTATAAAGTCTGGACCTTCTTGTAAAATAGTTTCCATTACATTATTTCCAATAACCTTGGGTTTATCTTCTAATTTTGATTGTTCATAATACATATCTTTTATAGAAGGTGACCATTTCAAATAAATAAAACCACTCATATATTTTTTGATTTATTTTTAAAATTGCTTTCTAACTATTTTGATTTCTTTTCCTCGTTTAAACCGATCACTATCCATATTTCCTCTTTTTACATTACAATCTAAACAACATATTACTACATTATCATGATTATGTCCCTGATTATTGTCTATTCTATCCAACGTCCATTGTTTTTTTGCAAATATTGTCTTATACAATAATTCACATTTATCATTACAATAAAAACATTTGAGTTTACTTATTAATAATAGTTCTATTGTTTGGTCGAGAGAAATTAACTTAATTAAATCAATTATCTTCTTTTGAATATCTTGACTTCTATATCCAGTTATTTTCTTACTAATTTCTCTCTTCAACATTGTTTCACATTCTTGATTCTCTTCCAAATACAATTTATTTAATATTTCAATTTGTTTATTATACGTGTAATAGCTATCATTCAAGTCTAATTTCATAGTATCCTTTCGTAATGGAATATCTATTTTTTGAATCTTATCTATATTTCGTTTCCCGGTTATTATAATAGTTTTCATCAAAAATTAAATACTATATTTATTTATTTATATTATTTTAAAATAGTATAAACTTTATTCTATATAAATATATAATAATGACTGATAGTGAATGTGTGGAATTAAAAAATATTAAATACAAATCTATGCTATTGACTGGTAGTGCAAATGAAGTAAAAGAAACAGTTGAAAACATGTCCAATCTAGATATGTTTCTTGAAGGTGAAAAGCATGCCATTACAAATGAACCTTGGATAAAATTAGATAAGACTACAAAATTACAAAAATTCAAAATATTTGTATCTTCATATTGTAACGAACATACAGATAAGGATACAGATCAAATCACATTATATAATATTCTGTCGATAAATCTAGATAGAAAAAAATTATTAAAGGCAAAGGATGTTGTATATGATAAAGAGTCTGGTCTTATCACATCTATTCCATCATTATTTTACAACAATACATCAAAAAAGTTTTCATTGAAACGATGTGATAAAAGACCATCTACGTTAAAATCATTAGCACCTAAGAAACTAAAGGGGAAAAAATCTGATAATGATGATAAAATTGATATAAACAATTGATATTATATTATATTATAATAAATAAACTATGTTAATCAGTGAATTACCAATTATAAAAAATATTATATCATTATTTAATGTATCCAGTTTAATTTCTTCAAAAGATGCAGATGAATTACAATTGACCTTGGGAGAATTAATGGATAATTATATAGAAAATTCTCCATTATCATTCAGTTCTCCTAATTTCCACGGTGACTTGGATGAATACGTTATAACAATCATTATTCAATCTATTGGACATTTATATTCAGATAATGAATTATTATCTAGTGAAATATCTTCTATATATAACAATGTTAAGAAAATATATTTTACAAAATATTACCCATATAGGTCTTATCCTAAATCATTTATTCGCAAACCCATGAATATTGAAAAAATGACTAAAAAAATTAATATTATTGAAAACAAACCTCAACCTGACCAAAGAACCAATGCATGGTATGAATTTAGACATAACCTTATTACAGCTAGTTCTGCATGGAAAGCGTTTAAATCACAATCAACAATTAACCAATTGGTCGTCGAAAAATGCAAACCATTAGATTTAACAAAATATGATGGAGTTAATACGTCTACACCAATGCATCACGGTAATAAATATGAAGATGTATCAATTATGTTCTATGAAGCTTTATACAATACAAAGGTTAAAGATTATGGATGTATCCAACACGACAAATATACATTTTTAGGCGCATCACCAGATGGAATCAATGTAGATCCGTTGTCCGATAGATATGGACGAATGGTAGAAATTAAAAATCCAACTACGAGAGAAATTACTGGAATTCCAAAAGAAGAATATTGGATTCAAATGCAACTTCAAATGGAAACTTGTGATTTAAATGAATGCGACTTTCTTGAAACAGTATTTAAAGAATACGAAGATGAACAATCATTTATGAGCGATGGGTCATTTATTTATAATGAAAATAATAGACTAAAAGGAGTTATTGCGTATTTTATGAAAAATGGTAAACCATTATATGAATATATGCCATTGTATAATACCGAAGACGAATATAATATATGGTTCGATATAATGATGGAAAAACATAAGGGATTAACATGGGTTAAGAATATTTACTGGAGGCTACAAGAATATAGCTGTGTTTTAGTATTACGTAATAAGTATTGGTTTCAAACAGCAATTAATGAAATTGAAAAGGTCTGGAAAATTATTGAAAATGAAAAACATACTGGATATGGACACAGAATGTCTAAAAAAAATACTAGACCATCTCGATCTAATTCAATAACAGACTCATCTCAATCTAATCCATGTATGATTGACGTAAATAATTTACAAAATCAAATTATTTACATAAATACTAGTTTTGAATTAGCCTAGATCAGTGGAACAAGTTAATTCACGTGAACCATAATAATTTACTCTTATATCAGATGATGAAAATGGAATACTAACAGGACTCTGTGGATTATCTATTTTCTTATCATTATATAATCCTCCACAAAAATCCGCACGAGAACATTTTCCATTGTCAGGAGTAGACCAATATCTTACATTATTAGTATACTGACCATATGATGAACCAAATACAGGATAATCAGGATAATTGTCTTCATATGTATTATCCGATACGCCCATTTTTTTCTTTAGTGGGTAGTCTTCATATAAGATGGGCACATCTGAACTGATAGGATATGTTCCTGGACTTAACATAGTAAATCCTTCATATGATCCTTTAACAAATGGAATACTAAGCAAACTAAATAATAATGCTAAAATTAAAAATATCATTTCCTTTTTCATAACTTCTATATAAATAAAAAATATTTTATTTAGTTTTATTTAGATTTTATATTACATTTTATATTACAACCATTTAAAATTATGTTTTCATTATATGTTAAATGAGTATCGAACAAGAAATGCGCGTTCTTAAACGTAATGGCAAATATGAAACTGTTGCATTTGATAAAATCTTAAAGCGCGTTAAATGTGAAGGAAATGAATGTAAGATTAAACTTAATTATACTAGCTTTGTAATGAAAGTCATTGATCAGATTTACGACGGAATCCCCACTACTAAAATTGATGAACTTGCTGCAGAACAATGTGCCTCCCTTAGCATTCAACACCCTGATTACAATACATTAGCTAGTAGAATTATCATATCGAATCATCATAGAAATACTGATAGTTCCTTTTTTTCAGCTATGCAAAAATTATATAATTTTACTGATATTCACGATAAACATAGTCCATTAATTAGTAAAGATTTATATGATATAGTTAATGAAAATAAAGAAACATTTGATGCTATGATTAATCATGATCGCGATTATTTAATCGATTATTTTGGATTCAAAACACTTGAACGAGCATATCTTATGAAAATCAATAATGAAATAATTGAAAGACCACAATTTCTATGGTTGCGTGTATCAATTGGTATTCACGGAAATGATATTGATAAGGTAAAGATTACATATGATTTAATGTCTCAAAAATATTTTACACATGCCACACCCACACTATTTAATGCTGGAACTCCTAAACCACAACTTAGTTCGTGTTATTTATTAGCACTTGAAGACGACAGTATTACTGGAATCTATAATACATTAAAAGATTGTGCCGAAATTTCTAAGTGGGCTGGTGGTATTGGATTACATATTCATAATGTAAGAGCAACAGGAACACATATTAGAGGAACTAATGGAACATCTAATGGTATTGTCCCTATGCTTCGCGTATTTAATAATACAGCACGCTACGTTGATCAATGTATTGTCCCCGACACATATATTTACACTTCAAGAGGTCCTAAAAAAATACAAGATGTAATTATTAACGAAACCGAAATTTTTAATAATACAGGCGATATTGAAACTATCGAAAATATTTTGGAGCACCCATATGAGGGTTTAATTTATAATATTGAAACAATGCATTCTATATATCCTCTTAAAATCACTGGGGAACACCCAGTTTTATGTTTAAGTAACCAGAAAAAAGGGCTTAGTTATAATGTTATTGCGAATAGACTCAATAAAAAAATAATACATACTGAATGGAAGGATGTAGCTGAATTAACATATGATGATATGTTAGTGTTTTCAATCCCTGCTTATGAAAAAGATATTAATACTATAAGTGCCGATGATTGTTATTTTTATGGAGTATTATTGGGTGATGGATGTTTCAATAATAAGAACCAATCTGGTTATATTAGTCTGCATACTATAAACAAAAGAGATATATTAGAATTTTGTGAAAACTATCTATCAACACGTTGTATTAAATATACTGTAGTACAAGATAACAATGCAACACGAATTAGTTGGAATAAAAATATTGCTATTCCAATTAGATATAGTGATGTATATAATGAAAATAAAGAAAAGCACGTTATGTATAAATGGTTAAATCTACCTTTATCCAAGTCCAAATACATTGTAAAAGGATTGATTGATACGGATGGTTGTAAAAATATTGAATTGACATTCGATAATACTTCTCAAAATTTAATCGAATCATTAAGATACATATTATTACGAATGGGTATTCCAACCAGTGGATATATTCGTGACCGAATTGGAGAATCACATGAAACAGAAAACGGTATTATTGAAAATAAAAAAATAGCATATTGTTTAAGAGTTCCACAAACAAAAGAAATATGTACTCTATTAAATATCGAATACAAATCTTGCTTTCATAAATTTTTTAAATATGATAATTACATATTTACCAGAATTAAAAATATCCAACAAGAAGAATATGATGGTACACTTTACGATTTACAATTGTCAAAAGTACATAATTATTTAATACATAATGGTGTAATACATAATGGAGGTGGGCGTCGCAATGGCAGCTTTGCTATTTACCTTGAGCCATGGCATGCTGATGTTGAGAATTTCTTAGAAATGAGAAAAAATCACGGCGATGAGGAAATGAAAGCAAGAGATCTATTTTATGCTCTATGGATTCCTGACCTATTTATGGAGCGCGTTAAAACAAATGGAGATTGGACTCTTATGTGTCCTGATCAATGTCCCGGTCTTCATGATTGTTATGGTGATAAATTTGTTGAATTATATTCTTCATATGAATCTCAAGGACTAGGTAAAAAAACTATCAAGGCAAGAGAATTATGGTTTAAAATAATGGATAGTCAAATGGAAACAGGTACACCTTATATCCTTTACAAAGACGCAGCCAATAATAAATCTAACCAAAAGAATCTTGGCACCATCAAATCTTCCAATCTATGTACTGAAATTATTGAATATAGTGATTCTAAAGAAACTGCTGTGTGTAATCTGGCTAGTCTTGGTCTATCAATGTATATCAATGATGATAAAACATTCAATTACGATAAATTACACGAAGTTACAAAAGTTGTTACTAATAATCTAAATAAAGTCATAGACATTAACTTTTATCCAACTGATAAAACCAAACGAAGCAATATGAGACATAGACCTATTGGAATTGGCGTTCAAGGATTAGCGGATGTATTTGCTATGATGGATATTCCATACCACTCAGATGAAGCCAAAATTATCAATAAACATATTTTCGAAACTATTTATCATGCGTCTATGGAAATGTCTATGGAAATATCTAAGGATAGATATATTAAAATTCAAGAAGCGAAAAAAGAAGAAAGATATAGCGATAATGGAGTATTATCATTATTAAATGAATATGAATCCAGTATGGAACATAAAGACCACTGTGGTGCATACAGTACATTTGAAGGATCTCCTCTTTCAAAAGGCATTTTTCAATTTGATATGTGGAATGTTACACCATCTACAAAATATGATTGGGCACTATTAAAAGAAAATGTTATGAAATATGGTGCTAGAAATTCTCTATTAGTAGCACCTATGCCTACAGCCAGTACAGCACAAATCTTGGGGAACAATGAATGTTTTGAACCATTTACTAGTAATATTTATACTAGAAGAACAATTGCCGGAGAATTTATTATTGTTAATAAATATTTGATGCGTGAACTCATCAACCTTAAAATATGGAATGAACAAATTAAGAACGATATTATTGCGAATAACGGAAGTATTCAACAGATTGAAGGAATTCCTCAACATATTAAAGATAAATACAAGATTGTTTGGGAAATTCCAATGAAACACCTTATTGATATGACGCGGGATCGTGGCGCGTTTATCTGTCAAAGTCAGAGTTTAAATTTATGGGTAGAACATCCTAGTTATAAAACATTGACTTCTATGCACTTTTATTCATGGGAAGCTGGTCTAAAAACAGGTATTTATTATCTTAGAAGAAAGGCGAAACATCAAGCACAACAATTTACGATTGAACCTGAAAAAAAAAATAATCAAGAGGAGGACCACGAAGTTTGTGAAATGTGTTCTGCTTAATTAATATTTTCTGTTTATTTCTGTTTATTTCTGTTTATTTCTGTTTATTTCTGTTTATTACATCATTGGTATTTAGTGAGCTTCTTTCAACATCAACCTAATAGTATTATTTATTTCAGAAATGTCTTTTTTTAGTTCAATCTTACAAAAGCATCTCATACAAATGAGAATATCAATAAGAGCATTATGAGTATTTTTTGGGATTGTATCAAATAAATGATTGTATAATTCACTCAAGGAAGGGTATTTAAAATACTTGTCTCCGGTTTTTCCAATTTTTTCAATTTTGCAAATTTCAATGCTATTTTTCATCGTACAATATGTATCACTCATTGTCACGCGAAATTTATTTCTGATTCCTTCTACCATTAACATCCGCTTATCAAATGAGACATTATGAGCCACTAATAATTCACACTTCTCGGAAAAACGATTAAATTTGCATAATGCTTCACTAATTGTTATTCCGTCCTTCAACATATCTAGACTAATTTTGTGAATCTTTTCACTCCCGGGATCTATATTAACATTCGCATCAATCTTAATATAGTCGTTTTCAACAGTAACTAGATGATTAGTATCAGAATCATACACAATGTAAGATAGCTGAATAATATAAGGCCAGTCTTGAGTGTCATATATACTAGTGTTTCTTTCTTTAGGAAGTCCGGATGTCTCTGTATCAAATACAAGTACTTTCATTTTTCATATACTTTCCAATATTTTTACTATTCAACTTCAATTTTAAAAACAATTGATTCTTTTAATCGTTTTTAAATAGTATTAAACACAATACACCAATATGGAATTCGCTATTAAATCTATTAAAACTATTCCAAGTTGTAGAGATTTGCGGAAATTAAATCTAAAACTTGAAAAAAACAAGAAAAATGAAGAACGAGCTAACAAAATTAGGGACAAATATGCGGAAGCACTTGATACTATTATCAAAAAGAACAGTAGATACCAAACTGTACAAATTGTTAATGATTATAAGGCATTTAAAGAAGAACGTGAAGAATTAAAATCAGGAACATATTATAACTATACTGAAAAGAATACATTTGTTGACACGCTTCTACATCTTATAGAATGGTTCAATAATTTTCAAACTAAGATTACCTTCAAAACGATTGAAAAAATGATTGAAACATTGCGCTTTGAAAATCATAGTAAATACTTTATTAAAAATATTATTGAAAACCCATTTGATTTAATTCAAATTCAACATTCTCTTATTAATTTTAACCAAGCATATCGCATTTCAACTGAGTTAAATATTTCAATTACAGATGAATTACTAGTAGAAAAGTGGGCTATATATGCAGTTCAAGATAATAATGGTAGTTTTTATAAAATTAAAAGTCAACCCAATTCACAAAATAAATACAAGGACAATACCGATAGGTGTTATAGACAAGGTTGGTATTGGTTACTTCGGAAATTTTGCGAAGAAAACAAACTACTAGGAAAATATAGCACACTTTTGAATATATTGAATGAAAAATTAGTTATGCACAAAAAAATAAAACATTTGTATGGAATCAAAGACTTTGTAAAAATAGAAAAGGATATTGGTGATGAGCTATTAGATATGTATTATGACGAGACTGATGAGATTGATGATGATGATGAATTCAATCAATTTATCGTCAATTTTGAAAAGAGTAAATCTACAGATGATAAAGTATTCAAATTAAATGATGAACAAATTTCAGCTGTGAAATGTGCAATTACTGATAAAATAAGTATTATTACTGGACCACCAGGAACTGGTAAAACTACCATCACGGAAGCCGTAATTGAATGGTTTAATAGTCGGACAAATGAAGTCTCATTCGAGTATAATATCAGTTTAATGGCTCCAACTGGTAAGGCTTTTAAAGGCTTAAAAGACAAATGTACAAATATTAAAAACAAAGATATTTGTGGAACTCTACACAAGTGTCTATTGAATACATTTCCAAAAATTCAAAAGCAGTTGGACGAAAAAAACAAAGAATCAACTGATAGTAAAACTAAGATATATCCAGAATATATTAATAAAATCATTGTAGACGAATCTTCAATGATAGATATATTCATGTTTAAACAACTATTGAAATGGTGTAAGTATTTTGATTGTGGTATTATCTTATGTGGTGATATTAAACAATTGCCTCCAATTGGTAAAGGAAGACCATTTGAATGTATCATTAATTCACAACTATTCAATAATCAGTTTTTAAAGGAAATTAAACGTCAGGATTCGGGTAAGCTAAAAGATTGTATTATCAAAATCAATAAGTGCGAATTGTCAATTGATGATTTTGATGGAGAGTCAACTGTCTTTATTGAACACGACTTTATGCGTAAAGGAAAAACTGTAAAAATATGTAGAGATCTTGTCAATAAGTATGGTAAAGAAAATATCGCTTTTATTACACCAGAAAATAATAAAGAATGTGGTGTATTTGAAATGAATAAACTATTGCAAAATGATGTATATAATGCTACAAATGCTTATGTTCACGGTTATTTTAAGGAAAATGATTATGTTATGAGAACTGAAAATAAGTACGGCGATGACATTATTAGAGTGAATGGTGATACTGGAAAAATTATATTCAAAGAGTCAACCGTATTGAATCCTAAAACTGGAAGGGTTCACAAAGAAAATATGGCAATGATCATTTATGATGAAGATTCGGAAAACAATATTGAAGAAGTTCCGCTTATTGATATCAAAGACAATTTTACATTGAATTATTGTAACACAGTCCATAAATATCAAGGTAGTCAGAAGGATGTCATTGTGTTTATAGCCTCTCCTATGCATAACAGTCTGTCATGGGGAACAAACCGATTGAAATTGGCATACACTGCTATATCGAGAGCAGCAAAAAATCTTATTATTCTAGGAGATAAAAAAACATTCTTTGATATTCAAAAATGTAAAGATGAGCCATTTGTAAGTAGTTTTATGACAGAATTTAATGATTATGATTTTGAATAAATCAACAATAATCAACAATAATCAACAATAATCAACAATAATCAACAATAATCTTTACATATTCCATATGATCTACGATGCCATTTACTAATTCCATATTTTTTAATTCCTTCTATATGTAACTTAGTTCCATATCCTTTGTTTTTATCCAAACTATATCTCTCTTTAAGTTCTGGATACTCTTCACATAAATCTTCAATATATTTATCACGCTCAGTTTTCGCCAATATAGATGCTGCTGCTATAGCACAATATTTATTATCACCTCCCTCAATACATTTATGTTCTATTTGATTAAATGTATCGTTTTCAAATTTCATATATGGTTTGAAATCGTTTCCATCTACCAATATAAAGTATTTGTTATTCTCAGTCATAATATTCTTTATAGACTCATGCATACATGTCAATACTGATTGACGAATATTAATCTTATCAACAACATTTTCATCTTTATATGCGACACACCAAGCTATAGCATTTTCTTTAATATATTCAGCAACTTCTTTGATTTTTTTTTCACTCGTAAATTTTTTACTGTCCTTCAATAAACTAAAATCAAAGTCAGTATCTTTAGGTAAAATAACGGCACCCGTGTATACACGACCAAATAATGGACCCCTTCCAACTTCATCTATACCAATCTCAAGTATATCATCCTCTTTTTTGTAAAATTTTATTAATGGTTCTGGCTTAGTTCTTGGCATTGTAATTTACTATATTTTATATTTTATATCTTATATTCAATTTTTAATTTTTCTTAAAGTATAGTATATAATGAAACTTCAACAATTACACATATTTTTAATATTATTATTATCACTTATATTTGCTAGTTGTTTAGGAACATTCCTACGTGAGGGTATGTCTTCACAAACAACAGCAACAGGGTCTAATGGTAACTCTATTACAGCCATAACTGGACCTCTAGGTAATACTGCCGTTGCTACAACTAATGGAGTCAATAACGTACCACATGGACAAGAAGATTTATACATCTTAAAGTCTCAAATTGTTCCTCCTGTATGTCCTATGTGTCCTGCAGCTATTTCTTGCCCTAAACAAGAAAAAACCCCACCATGTCCTCCTTGCGCCAGATGTCCTGAACCAGCATTCGAATGTAAAAAAGTTCCTAACTATGCCAGTTCTAATGACAATTATTTACCCAGACCAGTTTTAGCTGATTTCAGTCAATTTGGTATGTAAATATTATTTAATTTGATTAAATTGAATAATATTTATTATAATTTAGCGTCTTCTTTTAGTTTTTCTTGACTTTTTACTCTTCTTACTCTTCTTACTTTTCTTACTTTTCTTACTTTTCTTACTCTTCTTACTCTTCTTACTCTTCTTACGACCTCCTCTTCTCATACCCGCCGAGCTATCAGCATTATCAAGATCAGCATCAATAGGAACAGCCACACCTGGTAGTTCAATAGGAACATCCACACCTGGTAGGTCATTTGGATTTAGACCATCGTCAATCATCAGTTGAGCAACTGCTGGGTGTAATTGACCATTATCGATTTGTGGAACTGGAGGAAGTTCAATTAAACCAGGATATTGTGCATTTACTATAGCAGCAAAAGTCATTATAGTACCATCTATAATAGCGTTTACTTGACGTGGTCCAGCCGTAATAGCTGTAATAGTACCCCACAAAAATCCTATAGCCAGTGGTTTTCCTTGCAAAGCAGAATATATTTGGGTTACTAGAGTGTTGTACATTGAACATATAGGATTGCCCCATCCAAATGCATTCCAAACAGAGTTCTCTACGGATAAACATTCTCCAGTAAATATTCCTTCTACCCCATCTCTAAAACCACGCGCAGCTATTGAGTCACCTTGCGTAATATAAGCAACCATTATAGTCATAAATGCAATATATATATATTTAATAGTAGTGAATTTAATACCACCTTTTTTTGAACGTTTTGATCCTCCGTTCATTGTAGAACAAGTCAGCTCCTCCTCCATTTGATCAATATCAATTCCACCTTCTTTAAGGGCTTCAATAAAAGATGCTACATCTCTCAAATTTGGCTCTAAGCACTTAGACATTTTATATTATATAAAAATATAAAAATTATTAATCACGAGTTTTTTTACAATTTTTATCCATTTGGAAAGTTTTACATTTTTCATCTTTTGGAACAATTTTAATTATACATTTAGCCTTTTTTCCATATAATGGTTCGGTGCATCCTTTTTCCTTTTGTTTGCGCGTTTTATTAAATTTAAATATAGATAATTTCTCTTCACTACATCTAGCTCTAAAATGTTCATATCTTTCTCTAACATCACAATAACTTAATCCAGATTTTTTGCCTAAATTTCTATTAATTCGTTCGTGAAGGTGATACACATATCTAGAAAAACTATTCCTATTTTTCATACATGAGATAGTCAATGGAAATATCTTGTAATTTTTATTCAAATTCTCTCTACAATATTTACATGGAAGTGTATTTACTAAACTTAACATAAAATCTCTATAATTTTTCTTATCATCATTTGTTGGTTTAGTCGGATAATTAAAACTAATCATATGTAATGAATGCCATAACGCAGGACCCCATACGGATGTAAGAAATCCGTCACCCGCATCAAAATCTTTTTTTGTAAAGACCCTCTTTTTTGTTTTATTTTGTCTAGTTTTCATATTTTTACGGGTTTTCATATTTTTACGGGTTTTCATATTTTTACGGGTTTTCATATTACATTATTTAGAGAAAAAACTTTACGCATATATTATAATGAGTAATTCTTCAAGCGAAATATTTCAAAACTTTTGCGACAGTACAACGTCCACTTTTTTTTTAAATATTTATGCTATTCTCCTCATATTTGTATTCATTTTGAATCCATTTAATTTCACAGGTTATAAGAAATATATAGGTAAAGCCCTTATTGTAATGATATTGGGATATTCATTATATATTAGTATTACATCTTCATATTCTTTATTTAGTATCAAAGACATTTTAGAAAATACATCTTTAGGAACAGTCAGATATAACTTAATGTTGAATTTGATATTATGTATCTGCTTATTTTTATTTATGTCATATATTATCAAAAATATATTTGATTAATTCGTTTTCTAATTTATTGTTTTATATCAAAAATATATATAATATGTTAGAAAATATTCAAGAAAATGCCTATAACTTAATTAGCAGTTCTCGATTTTGGATGATATTAGTAGTTATTCTATTATTCATAGTTGTTGCAACTTATGTGTATAATCAGTATGTTTCTCCATTAGTAGATAAAGATTTTGTTCCAAATAAAGAATTCACTGATGATACAAACGATGATAATAAGGGTGATATTGAAATTATTATGTTTACTGTCGAATGGTGTCCTCATAGCAAAAAAGCCAAACCTATATGGGATGAATTCAAAAAGTCATATACTGACAGAAAATACAATGGATATAACTTAACTTTTACTGAAATTAATGGCGAAGACAATCCCGATATTGCCGATAAATATAAAGTAGAAGGATATCCTACCATTAAACTAATTAAAGGGAGTCAAATTATAGAATATGACGCCAAACCTTCATTACCTCATCTTACAGAATTTTTACAAAGTACACTAAATTAATTATGCAATTGTTTATGATAGTTTAAAAATAATTCTCCATATGTTGTACCTTGTTCAATCAATTCTACTCGTTTATCATGTTCTGTTACATAACTTAACCATTCTGAATAATCAGACATATTTTTATCACATATACACTTCACTTCATATGGTATAGTATCCTCTAATAAGTGTTCTTTTTGCATATGTGATATAACTATTCCTTGTAAATTATGTAAATATTCGAGAAGATTCATATCTTCATGTATATTTAATTTGGTAGTATATTGGTTTCTTATTCCCAAAATTTCAGTATTTATACATTTTTCATTTTCCATACAATCTTTTACTGGATAATTATTTAATATTCCACCATCAATATAGCATTTACCGTCTAAAAATACTGGCTTAAAAAATATAGGTAGAGCAGTTGTCATGTCTAGTGCTTTTATTAAACTCAAATCAGGATGTGTTTTATGACTTATATCTATTTGTGTTAGGGTATTCAATTCCGCTGCGAAAAAATGATGATCTATATTATTGTATTCATAATATTCTTTTAATGTTATATTTAATGATAAATCTTTTGCTTCTAACAACGGCTTTAAAAACTCTTCTACTAGATTAAATGAAAACAACCCCTTATTATAATAGAGGCCCAATAAACGTTCGGGATCTAATTTAAATACCTTATCCCAAGGTCGTTTCATTAAATAATCATCTAATGTTTTCCAATCATATTTTAGAGAAAGCATTACTCCGAACACACCACCAATCGATGTTCCATATATACTTTTGATATTTTCAATAATAACAAAATCTTTCTCAAATAAATATTTTAAAGCCCCATAACTCAAAAGTCCGGTTGGACCACCACCATTTATAACTATGTGTTTAATCATGTAATTGTATATTCTTATATTTTTATATAGTTATTTTCCTGTAGTTATTTTTTCATGAATATCTATTATAGTTTTGTGTAATATTATGGATGTTATGTAATATACACAGTCAAACTAATTTGTACGATTACATCAACGGTAAAATCATTACATCCAGGTTCATTATATAATTATGTAATATCATATATATTTTTTTCTTTTAGATATTTAATATGAATATATTTACACTTTCGGACAAAGAAAATTTATCAGATAAATTAAATCTAGATGATTTGTTTGAGAAGAAGAGAGAAATCTCTGAAAATAAACTTCAATTGTATAATAAAATATTAAATCGTATTCACGATAAGATTAAAATTACATCTAGGCAAAAGCAAGGAAAAGAACAATTTTGTTGGTATATTATACCTGAAATGATGATTGGTATTTCTAGATATGATGTTGCGGAATGTACAGAGTATATTTTAAGAAAATTACGAGAAAACGATTTTGCTATTCGTTATACACACCCCAATCTGGTTTTTATTAGTTGGCAACATTGGGTTCCTGGTTATGTTCGTCAAGAGTATAAAAAACAAACTGGACAAGCAATCGATGGTATGGGTAATTTAGTAAGTAATAATCCACAAATTACAAATAGTAGTTCTTCAAACAATATATTAGATCCTGATAGTATTATTTTGAATAAGAATGATAAAATAAAGATAAATAAGGAAAAAGAGAAGGATTATAATTCAACTAAAAATTATAAACCAAGTGGTATTTATAATAATGATTTACTAAAAAAAATACAAGATAAATTTAATGTTTAGAAAACACATAATTACAAACCGTTGATTTCATAATTGATTTCACATATTTTATACATAAAATCATCATCAAATAACGACGACGGCATTCCTGGATTTTAAGTTTCGGGAATTAGGAGGATGCCTTTTTATGTAGGCAATACCTCACTACATGACATTTTTATAAAAAAACACCCTTGTAGTGGCATGTAGTGAGACACTACATATCAAGGGATACTTTATCTATCAAAAAAAGTGGTTTGTTTTAGATACATGTAGTAAATTTACATTTTTCGTGTTTTCCCATTTCATATTTGACTTTTGGAAATTACACACACTATTTTTGTGTGTTTTTTTGATTTTTGGATTATGAATTGAAAAAACAGTGAAAATGTCATTTAAAGCTTAATGCTCTGTTTTTCATTTCAAACTTTTTTTATTTGTTATGACAAACTTTTTTGTAAAATATATATTTTATGTAAAGTATTTAGGCATTTATTATGTAATCCTAATATAGAGTTACAATGGATTCATTTTTAATGCCGGAAAATGCCGGAAAATTTTATTGTGAAAAATGTGACTTTAAATGTAGGAAGAAAAGTAATTGGAATATACATATAAATACACGCAAACATCAAATGGATTACAAAGGAGTTACAATGAATACATTTTTAATGCCTGAACATGCCGAAAAATTTGAATGTGATGATTGTGGTAATACATATAAATTTAGACAAGGTTTATATAAACATAAAAAGAAGTGCTCCATAGTTCAAGCGAAAGAAATATCAAATACTAATAATATTCCTACTATTTCAAATATCAATTCAAATATTGATATGGAAAAAATGACAGAAATGTTCAAGTATATGATGACGCAAAATCAAGATTTTATATCAGATATATTTGATAAAGTAATCCCAAACATCGGAAATAATTCTCATAATACAAACAGTCATAATACTACTAATAATCAATTCAATATACAAATGTTTTTGAATGATCATTGTAAGAATGCTATGAATCTAACGGACTTTATCCAATCACTTCCCATTACAAGTGAAACATATGATAGTACTATAGAGAATGGATTAACTAAAACTATAACAAATATGATGGTGAATGGTCTGAACGATCTTGATATATTAAAAAGACCTATACATTGTACGGATGCGAATAGAAAAACATTATACGTAAAAGAATCAGATAAGTGGGAAAAGGACAGTGAGTTACTACATTTATTGAAGGGTATAAAAGAGTTGTCTTTAAAGCAACGGACGTTGATAAGTAAATGGAGGGAGGTGAATGAAGGATGGCAAACAGATGATAAATTACAATCCAAGATGACAAATCTAGTATTCAATTCCATGACACAGATAGAAAGTGATGAAAAGGAAACAGGTAAAATCATTCGATCAATTAGCAAAAGCGTATATTTGGATAATGAAACAAAACAATCGTATAAATAAATATATTTTTGCGTAATATCTTACACCGACTAAAAAGAAAAATGAGACAAATTATTTTGAAAAATATAATAAATAGATATAAATATTTTTTTATAATAAAAAAGTAAATTTATATAGTATTGAAAAATATTACTACATAAATTAGTTAAGAGGTGCGGGTACTGGTGTTACTACTGCTGTTATTGCTGCTGGTGCTCCTGCTGCTGGTGCTCCTGCTACTGGAGGTGCTACTGGAGGTGCTGCTGGATGTGCTACTGGAGGTGCTACTGGAGGTGCTACTGGTTCTGGTGCTACTGGTTCTGGTGCTTCAACCGATGCTTCAATTGGTGTTTCAACTGATGTATCTAATGCCTCTTGTACGATTGGAGCAGTTTCAGTTCCATCCAATGATATAGTTTCTTCTACATTTTCTTGCAGTTTTTTAATTTGCGCAACAGATGTATCAATAATTTGTTTTTCAACGAGTGCTTCAAAAATTTGTAATCCTTTAAAGAAGTCTTCTTCACATGTAGAATACAATTTGACAATTGTTTGTCTAGCTTCAATAATTATCTTAGAAAGTAATTCATTGTTCAGTTTTGGATTAATAACAACGAGTTTTTTATTAGGATCTTGAGGGTCTTTAACAAATACAAATAATTGGTCAATTATACCAAGTAATGTCTTTTGGTTACTATTAGTATTTGTCATCATAGTTTGCACATTTTCGGCATATTCCTTAAATAATTTTTCTTTCAATGTTCCTTTATATGTTTTACGAAAAACACCATTTTTAGCACACGGTTTAGATGTATTATAATCTCTAAGTGGAATTTGGCTGAATTTTGTAATATTTTCAGGAACTGTTTTCTTTCCAGTAAATAATTCATAGAATATTTTAAGGTCGATTTTATATTGTGTAAGCATATTTTCAGACATTGACGAAAATTTACCGGTATTATAATCATAAATATCAAAATATAGGGCTTCTAGTTCAGGAATACCTGGTTCATTTCCTAAAGTCTTGGAACTACCAGATTTACCTACATTCAAGTCACAAAACTTAGAACTTATATCCATTGTTGTATTTGATTGATTGTTTTTCAATATATCGAGAGGTGATTTGTCTTTCATAAGGGCATTTATTCGCGAATTACATAAATTTACTTTCGAAATAGTAGGTTGTGCGTCTTGTGGTATTTCATTTCTATGTTCATAATCTACTGTAACAGTAGAACCAAATTTGTCTTTCCATGTATATACTGGATTAATTGTATGAGCAATCGCATTAAACACGTGAAATATCTTAACATAATATTTAGCAACAGCAATACACATTCTCTTTTTTTTTAGATCACTTTTAATATCCATTTTTTCGACACTGTCTTTTTTGAAATAAGCAATATTTTCCTTTGTCATTTCATTTTTTTCAAGCGAACCATCCATTCGTTGTTTCAAAAATTCAAGTTCTCTTTCAGTCAAATATCTTGATATAACATCTGATGTAAGAATAACTAAATTTTTACAATATTTAGGATCTGTTAAATTTTTAAGATCTTGAAAATTGCTGGTCAGTATATAATTAGCTGCTAGATAATCAATAGTAGATGATAATGTTTTTTCTGTTGGTAAATCAGGAGTAGATTGTTCTGCACCCATATATCTTAGGTAAATATAAAATAATATAAAATAAAATTGAATTAAAAATATTAAATTAAATTATTTATTATAATAAATGACCGATAGATTCACTAAGAAAAAAAAGACAACCAAGTCTAAAAAGGAACTATGGTCACAGATAGAAGATAATTTTAAAGATGAAAAGCCGATAGAATGTTTATATAGAGCAGAAGGGCAAAGAGAAAATTGCGATATTTGTAAATCAAGTGTAAGAATGACAGAAAATGGATTCTTAGCTTGTTCAGATCCTAAATGTAGTGTAATATATACAGATATGGTTGATCAATCAGCAGAATGGAGATATTATGGAGCCGAGGATAGTAGCAGCACTGATCCTACAAGATGTGGAATGCCAGTAAATCCTCTATTAGTAGAATCATCATATGGATGTAAGGTTCTTTGTAATGGTTCAACAACATATGAGATGAGAAAAATAAGACGGTATACCGAATGGCAATCTATGCCATATAAAGAAAAATCACAATATGATGAATTTCAGAGAATTACTATTATAGCTCATAATGCAGGTATTCCAAAAATTATTATTGATGAGGCATTGCGGTTCCATAAAAAGATTTCAGAACATAAGACATTT